CTGGGACCAGATAACCGAAGTCCAGGCACAGTTTGAGGCCTTCGTCGATCGGCGCGTCTTCAGCGCCATCCCCGAGCCTGTCTCCTTCAGGCCCGTAGACATTGACCTTGAGTCGCGCGCCAAGGCGATGCTGCTCGTGTTCATGGGCGTTCAGAAGCAGGACTATGACGCCGCGGTTGAGGCGATTATGCCCAAGGCCAAGGTGGACGCCGCTTACCTGGCACACCGCTCAGACTATGACGCTTGGGCCTCCGCGCTCCGCCGAACCCGCGACGAACTCGAAATATCCAACGTGCCCACCGCCGTAGCGGAAATGGCGCGCCTGGCCATGCAACGGCTGGACCAGCTCAACGCCGAACGCGAGGCCCAGCAGGTGGCTGAGTAATGTTGGACGCGCTGGCCGTCGGCTGGGTGGTCGTCGCCGTGTTCGTGTATCAGACCGAACCGGCGTTCACGTCCATGCTGCTCTTTTTGGCCGCACTGACATTGCAAGTACAGGGTGCATCAACCGACCGCCCTAAAGGATCGAAAAAGTGACGACCGAAAGACCGCGCAAGACAACCCGTAAGGGTGTCAAGCCCAGCCCGCGCAAAACGCCAGTCCCCGGCTCAGGGAGAGGACGCCCAGCGCAGGGCTGGAATGCAGAGACGCGAACATGGCAAAGAAGCTAGAAACCAACCTCCTCTCACAGGTGGGGCAGTTAGAGGGGGCTAATCCGGCCCTCGCCAAAGCCGGCCCAAAGAAGGGAGTCAAGAGCAAATCTTGGGACGAAGACCCCCAAATCCTTGCCCGCCTTGAGTCCGTTGCTCAGATGATGCTCCGCCACGCTCGCCTGTGGCAGATTGCCGGAGTCTTCGGCTACGCCATCTCGACCGCCCGCAAGGACCGCGAGCGCGTCAAAGAACTCTGGGCGCGTGAAGCCGCCGGCGCTGTAAACGCGCACCGCCAGCAAAGCATCGCCCAATTCCGTCACGTCCAGCAGGCGGCTTGGGCGGAGTGGGACAAGCACAAAGACCCGCAACTCCTGCGCATCGTCGGCGACCGCGAGCGCGACATCGTAGCTCTGCAAGGCACAGAGAGGCCGGTAGCCCAAGACATCAACCTACACACTGACAATGACCGACCGCTTGAACACCTTTCCGACGCGGAACTCGCGGCACTCGAAGGCACGACGCCGGGACCTAAAGGCCGCAATAAAAAAGGAGATGATCAGGCGTGAGTGGGCACGCCGCAAGCTCATCCGCTTCTGCCAGTTCTGCGATCCTTTATACGACGACGCCGACCACCTAAAGCTACTCGCGGACAAACTCCACGAGGTTGAGCGGTATGTAGAGTCGGGCGGGGCCGAGGGCATTGGGCGGCTGATCGTCAACATGCCGCCCAGGCATGGCAAGTCTGAAACCGGCTCGAAGCGCTGGCCGGCCTTCTTGCTGGGGCGGCATCCGAAGTGGCATATCGGACTCATCGCCTACAACGATGGGTTTGCCGGTGACTTCAGCCGGGCCAACCGGGAACTCATCGCCAATAGTGATGAGTACCGGTTGCTCTTTCCCAAAATAAAACTGCACCCGGCCTCGCAAGCAGTGGAGAGATGGGCGCTCGCCGGCGGCGACCTGGACGATCCCAGTGTGGTCGCCACCGGCATAGGCGGCGCGCTGACCGGTCGCGGCTTCGAGATCATCATCATTGACGACCCGGTGAAGAACCGGGCCGAGGCCGAGTCGCCGACCTACCGCAAGAACCTGCACGACGCCTACAAGGGCACCATCCGCACGCGGCTGGAACCGGGCGGCGCAATCGTCATCATCTGCACCCGCTGGCACGAGGACGACCTGCCAGGTTGGCTGTTGGAGCAGGAGAGTCTGGGCGACGGCGAGCACTTCGAGACGATCAACATCCCGGCCCTCGCTGAGCCGGGCGACATGATGGGCCGCAAGCTGGGTGAGGCGCTATGGACCAAGCGCTTCGGGCGCAAGGACCTGCTCCTCACCAAAATGGCGCTCGGCTCGTATGAGTGGGAGGCGCAATACCAGGGCCATCCCAAGCCGCCTGAAGGTGGCAAGATACGGCGCGAATGGTTCCAGGTCATCGACGCCGACGAGATGCCGGCGCGCTTCAAGCCTGGACCGGACGGTGAGCCGCCTGCTGAGCGTTTGCAGTGGTACAGGTATTGGGACCTGGCGGCGACCGCCAAGACCACCAGCAATCACACCGCGGCGGCGCGGGTTGCGTTTGACAGTGACGGCTATCTCTACATCGCTGACATGGTGCGCGGGCGCTGGGAGTGGCCGGAGCAAAAGAAGCAAATCAAGGCAACGATGAAGTCAGAGAAAGCGCTCGGCGTCAAGCACGGAGTAGAGTCAGCGCTTCACGGCACCTCGGCGGTCCAAGAGTTTATGACCGACAAGGAACTCCACAACGTTGCTTTTGAAGGTGTGGACGTTCACGTAGACAAGCTCACCCGCGCTCTGCCGTGGATAGGCAGAGCAGAAGCCGGAAAAGTCATCCTGATCGCCGGCGTGTGGGTGGGTGCTTTTCTGGACGAGGCCGCGAACTTCACCGGCCACAACGATAAAGACGACGACCAGATCGACACGATTAGCGGAGGCGTGGCGATGTCTGAGCAAAAGCCAAAGAAACTCCGCAAGTCATCTAACCCGTTCTACGGGTAGGAGGCCACATGCTATCTGCATCCGACACTTCAAACCCAACGCCTGCACCCGCAGTCGCTCAAGGTCTTTTCGCCATCCTCAACGCGCGCATCGACGATCCCGACTTCCAAAAGGAACGCAAAGACCGCGCGGCCATGATCAAAGCCGCCCAGGATTACTATGATGGCCTGCACCCGCAGTCGCTCAAGGTACGCCCAAACGACAAAGACCCGAATGTAATCATCAACCTGTGCCGGCGGATCATCAATAACTCCGTGGCCTGGCTGTTCGGGGATGTGGAAAGCGGCGAGATTATAAAGATGGAACTCGAAGAGGGTGAGCGGCAGGAGCAGAAGGCCAACCCCGCCGAAGAGTCCAATGCGCCAGACGAACCGCCCGCCGAGTCAACTGAGCCAGAGATCGACCCTGGCGAGGAATGGCTCAAACAGGTCTGGGAGGCCAACGGCGGCGCACTCCTTCTACAGAAGCTCGGGCGGCGCGGGAGCATCAGCGGACACGGCTTTATGAAAGTCCTGCCCGCGACCGACCTGAGCAATGATCTGGGTGTGCCGCGTTTGGTGCTGCTCAAAAGCGCTATGGTCAGCGTACTGACCAAAGAGGACGACTCGGACACTGCCGAGGCTTTCGTGATTGAGTGGACAGAGAAGCGCATGGTGGGCGCGAGCAACCGCTTGCGCGACGTGAGAGTCCGCCAGATCATCACCCAGATCGGCGTTCAATGGGTGATAGCCCAATTCGCTGACACCGGGCGCGGGCGAGATAAGTGGCAGATTGAGTCAGGGCCAGAACTCTGGCCCTATAGCTGGTGCCCCATCGTGGACTGGCAGAACCTTCCCAACGATGACTCGTACTATGGCCTCAGCGACTTGGAGGACTTGCCCACGATCAACAACGCGATCAACTTCACGGTGAGCAATGTCAACCGCATCCTGTTCCTCCATGGCCACCCGCGCACGGTGGGCACCGGCTTTGAGGCCAGTGAAGTTCAAGACACCGCGATTGATTCCTTCTGGACCATCCCAGACGAAAAGGCCAAAGTCACCAACCTTGAGATGCAGAGCGACCTCGGCTCGGCCTTCGCCTTCCTGCAATTCCTAACCCAGCAGTTTTCCAACATCGGGCGCGATCTGGACGTGGCGAGCCTGGCCGACAAGATCGGGCAGATCACCAACTACGGCCTGCACGTGCTGGCCGACGCGGCGCTCAAGAAGCTGGGCGAGAAGCGCCTCAACTACGGGCGCGCCATCATCCAGATCAACCGTATCTTTCTGGAACTCGGCGGCTTCCCGGTCCAAGACACCAAGCTGCATTGGCAGCATCCGCTGCCCGAGGACGCTCTCGAAGAGGTCAAACGCCTGAAGGACGAGCGCGAGATGGGGATCGTGTCCAAGGAAAGCGCTGCCGAGGAGCGGGGCCGCAACTGGCAGACTGAGAAGGACCGCATCGAAAGCGAACAGGCTAACGATGGAAATGCAGGTGAGATGATGCTCAGGGCCTTCGAGCGCGGCGCCGGCGCCCAGCCCTTCCGGCCCAACCCGGCACTGAGACAACCAGCGGCACCGCCGCAGAATGGAGCCTGAGATGCCAACGCCTGACAAACTCGATCAAATCAACCAGCTCACACAGCCCAAGAGCTACGACTCCACCCAAGACATCCTTGAGCACAAACAGCGTGTGACCAAGTTTATCGGTGCCTTCGCGCTGGAGCTACTGCAACGCGCCCGCGACCACGATAACTCGAAACTGCGCGAGCCAGAGAAAGCCGTCTTTGACGAGTACACATGGCGGCTGAAAAACACAGAGTTTGGCAGTGAGCAGTATAAGGCCCATCTCGCTGGCATGGCTGATGGCCTGAAGCACCACTACGCCGCAAACCGCCACCACCCAGAACATTGGGATAACGGCATCGCGGGCATGACGCTCACCGACCTGGTTGAGATGTTCTGCGACTGGCTGGCGGCGGCGGAGGGGCAGGGCAAGCCGGTTGACCTGGCCTACCTGTTCGAGCGCTTTCATATTGATGAACAGCTCAGGGCTATCTTCGCCAACACGCTCGCCACGCCCGATCCGCGCGCCAAGTAGAAAGGACTCGCAATGTTGATCTATGTGGCCGGCCCTTACCGAGGCAACGTTGATAAGAATGTCCAGGCGGCTCGTGACTGCGCTATCGCGCTATGGGGTGCTGGCCATGCGGTCATCTGCCCGCACGCCAACACCTATCGCATGGATGAGGGGACTGGCATCACCTCCGATGACCTCATAAAAGGTGATCTGAACATGCTCGCCCGCTGTGACGCGATTATGATGCTGCCCGGTTGGGAAGACAGCGAAGGCGCGACGATTGAGCTAAAGCACGCTGATGCTCTGGGCATTCCGATCTACGTCTACGCTGGCCCTGAGTTTTGCCCGGACCTGCACCCCACCGAAGTGCGCTCACCCATCCAAGCCCGCGCCTTCCTTGAGACGGTAATGAGGATGTACCGCGTTCACCTTCAAAAGAACGCGGACTACTCACCCGCCAACATCCTGGGGACTGGCGAAGTGGGAGTCGTCACGCGCCTGTGGGATAAGGTCGCGCGGCTGATGAATCTAACCGGCTTCCGCATGACGATCTCGGCGTCAGAGTTTTCCGCGCCGCGCACGCCGAACAACGAGTCCATCGATGACACCTACATGGACGCATCGGTTTATTCCATCATCGGCCTTTTGCTCCGGCGCGGGCAGTGGGGAGTCTGAGATGACAGCCAAGATCACCACACCCACCGACCTGATCGCGCCGCGCATCGTCTCGCTGAAGGAATTGCGCGATAAACTTCTGCCGAAGGTGGGGGGATGGAGTTGGGCTGAGGATGCGCTCGTGGACCTGTGGAAACTCGGCTCGCCCGATCCCCAGCATAGCATGTGCCCGCAGGTGGCCGAGAAAAGCGGCCCACCTTGCCCCATGCGCGAATGCCCGCACGTCAAGCGCCTGCTCATGCCCAGGCAGTTTCAGCAATGGTGGTCCGAAGTCCAGCAGCGCCAGGGCTGGGAGATGACAGCCGCACAGGCGCTCACCAAGAAGAGGCCAAAATGAAAGTCACCGTCAAGGGCGAAACAACCAATGAACCGTTGAATGAATCGTTTTCAGTCTGGGCGGGCGACGAGATCAAGATAACTACTGAGTCGGGCCAGTGGTTTACTCTCGACCTTGAGCCAGACATCTGGTTTGAGCACTTTTACCTTTTGCTAGCCAGAGCCAAAACATGGCGCGAGCGCTGGCATAGCGTCTCTCTTATTCTCAGTCGGGAGGAAACTATGGTGGAGACGACGCTCATTGACTGCCCGGTGTGCGGGCAAAAGGGCCTGCCTTCGGTTCACCTGCCAATGTGTACCGCTTGCGCGAATTTTCAGAGGCTGATTTTGCATACTACCGTTTACCGGATGGAAACCATGAGCATGGGTGAACGCCTGAAACTCACATGGAGTCGGGTAGTCTCTTTATTCACCGGAAAGCATGGCTGAACAGCCGCCAGTCCTCGAATCCGTCAATCACTTTCGCGCCGCGCTTCTGCGCGAGGAGCGGGCTGCTGCCATGCGCTTGGTGCGGGCGTATGGCTCTGCTTACCAGAAGTTGCAGGGTGATATTGCCGCTCTCGAAGCCACAATCGCCGCCCTGCCTGAACCCACCTGGGGGCAGGTGGAGCGGCTATCGATCTATCGCCAACTCCAAGCGCAGATCGCCGAACAGATCAACCGCTACGGCGTCATCGCTGAGAACGAAGTACAGCAGGGCACACTAGACTCCATCGCCCGCGCGCTGGCCGACTCTGAGCAGATGGTCCAGATGTCGCTGCCAGGCCTGCCGGCGGCCACCGTAAGAGGCCTGCTTGTGCATCTCAACCCTGACGCCGTGCTCACCATGATGGGCTTTTTAGAGTCGGACAGCCCGCTCTACACCAACCTTCGAACGCTCGGCGACTCAGTCGCTGACTTGGTGGCCGATAAGCTGAGAGAAGGGATCATCCTCGGCTATAACCCGCGCAAAGTTGCTCGGCTCATCCGGCAGGCGACTGGCCAGGGCCTGAGCTGGAGCCTGAACACCGCGCGCACCGCCAACCTGTGGGCCTATCGGCTGGCCTCACATGCGAACTATCAGGCCAACCCGCATGTGATCAAGGGTTGGGTATGGTACGCGGAATTGGGAGACGTAAGGACGTGTTTAAGTTGCATTTCTCAGCATGGCTCTGAGCACACCCTAGACGAGGTGCTGAACGACCACCATGCAGGGAGGTGTTCTCCGATTCCAAGAACCTTCACCTACGCCGAACTCGGCTTCAATGTGCCAGAGGAGCCAGCCACCTACCAGCGGGGCGAGGAGTATTTCCGTGGCCTGAGCGCTCAGGAGCAACGCGACCGCATGGGGCACGCGATGTATTCAGCTTGGAAGTCGGGCGCTATCTCCTTCAGCGATCTCAGCCAGAGCTACACCGATCCGGTGTATGGCGAGATGCTGCGGGAGGCATCGCTAAAAGGGATACTCGGTGAGCGCGCAACCCAATTCTACAAACGGTAGGAAACTGGTCATGGTCGAGGTGTCAACCGCCGAGTGGAACCTGATCCGCCGTTTGCGGCGCTTGACAACTGGCAGACATCTCCTTACAATAGATAAATCTCGCGCCGGTGTGGACGCGCTTTCTGTGATGGGCAGTGGGAATGTGGAGCACCTGGAGCAATTGCCTCTGCCTGCGCCCGAAGCTGGCGCTGAGTGTTGAGCTATACGAACATTTTTTCATGCAGTAAAGGTCGCCGTCAAGTAGGGCGGCGAGCATCGCAGGCTAGGCGCGCAAGTGTCTGGCACGGCGAGCCGGAGCAAAGTCAGTAAGTGTAACCGGCGGCAGGTGAGATATTTTGAATAGACGAGAGGCGGCGGGTAACAGGTCCTAATCCCACTCAAACCGTAAATTCGGACACAGCCGCCGGTTCGACTCCGGGCCGTCTCGTCTGGCTAACAACTGAATATCGTGGCGCGTAACAGCGCAACGGACCCCAGAAACTCTAACAGGAGACACACAGGGCCACCGACTTTGATCGGTGGCCCTGTTTTTTTGTTTATGGACAGCGTACAGCGCAGGCAAGTAGCCGAGGCCTTCACCAGAACCATCAACCTGAGCGCGGATCGTGTGCTCGAAGTCTCGGACCAAATCCAGGATCGCGCCAATGCGCGGCCTGATCTCACCGTGCTCTGCAAGTTTGATCGAAGTATGCAGGTGAGACGGCTCAAGAACATCTCGCCGCGCAACTGGAATCCAAGCGACTGGAACAACGCCAGCGCCATCCTTGACCAGATCGCGGCCTTGAAAACCAGCACGCGCCAAGTCGAGAACATTCTCGCCCTCGCCGTGTTGGGGGTTGAGTCGGATGGACTCAAGGACGCTCTCAAATTCCTGAGCGAAGCCTATGCAGAGCCTGAACTCGTTGAAATTGCGGCGCCCGTCGCCGCTCCAAAACCTACGCTACCTGAGCGGCAATCAGGGAAGGGAAACAATTCAAATGGCAGACGCAACTGACCCGAACGAAAAGAAAGACCCGGCCGATCCGAAGCCTGGCGATCCACCCGCTAAGAAACCGCCTCAATCCCCAACGGCAGGGGACCCAGACGCCGGTAAACCCGAGGCGACTTTCACGCAGGCGGATCTGGACCGCATCGCTGGCACCGCGCGCAAAGACGGCAAGAGCGCCGAGCGCGCTGCGCTTTTGCAGGCTCTGGGCGTAGACAGCCTTGAGGCCGCACAAGTCGCCATCAAGGCCGCAGACGATGCCAAGCGTGCGCAGATGTCCGAATCTGAAAGGCTCAAGACAGACAAAGAGGCCGCGGAAAAACGGGCCACAGACGCGGAAGCCGCCCGCCAGCGCTCTGACGCCGAACGGCTACAGGCGCTGATGGAGTCGGAGATCGTCTCTCTGGCTTCGTCCGATCAAGAGTGGGGCCGCTTCGCCAATCCCAAGGCCGTTGTCAAGCTGATCGAAACCAAAGCGATCAAGTTTGAGGATGGGCAGTGGGTTGGAGTCGAGGCCGCCCTCAAAAATCTCGCCGAGAAAGAGACATGGACGCTCGCCCCGAAGGGCGGAGGCACTCAGACCAACATCGGAATCACCAACGGCAAGAAGACAGTCGGTGCCCGCACCGACGATGACCGCCGCGCTGAGTATTTTGGCGGCGGCAAACGCCGGACATTCTTTGAGCCATCCCCGGATGGCGTTCGTGGTCGAGAAAAGTAACCGACCGTAATCCCCGCTCCTTTGCGCCACAGGCGCAAAGGTCAGGAGATAAGGAGGTAAGACCCAATGGCTATTACCACTGTCGCCAGCCTCAACAGCCTCTTCAATCTGATCTACGAAGACGCGCTGTTTGTGGCTCGCGAAACCAACCTGATGACGGCCTTGGTGCGGAACTTCAGCGCCAAGGGCTGGATGGCGCGCAAGCTGTCCATCCGCCCGCAGATCACGGCTCAGGCTAAGGCGGAGGGCATTGACTTCGCCAACCCCACCACGTTTGGCTTGACCGAGAAAGCCACGCTCACGCCCGCAACGATCATGGCGCAAGTCCTGCTCACAGATGAGGACGTGGATACCGATCCCAATGCCGCCGTGCAGGACGCCTCTCAGGAACTCGGTGGCTCCATCGCCACCAAGATCGACAAAGACTTGGTAGGGGACTTCACCAGCTTCACCACGGACGTGGGTCCGGGCGCCGCACAGACCGCCACGATTGCGAAAGCCGCCAAGGGTGTGAGCGTGCTCCGCAACTCGCTGGCGCCGAACCCGCTCTACGTGGTTTGGCATCCCTACCACTGGCACGACCTCTGGGTTGAGCTGGGCCAGCCAGCGGCGAACTTTGCCCTGCTGGGTGACATCGCCAACCAGGCGCTCAAAGATTTCTTCGTAGGTGTCTGGATCAACATCCAGCACTTCACGAGCGCCAACATCATCCCCGATGCCGGCGATGATGCCGTTTCCGGCATCTTCAACACCAACGCTCTGGGATTCGACTCCCGCAAGGCTCCCACGATGGAAGATGAGCGCGATGCTTCCCGCCTGGCGACCGAGTTGAACATGAGCGCGGGTTATGCGCACGGCGTTCTTCGCACTGAGTTTGGTGTGAAGTACACCGCCGACGCCGCGACACCCACGTAAGCAAGGGCTGACACCCAAAGGAGAAATTGACATGAGCGTTTTGAGTGGACGCCCCTTCCCGATAGCGATCCAGATCACCGACCCCGGCGCGGACATGCGCATCCCGCTTTTGCGCGTGCCTACAGGACACACCTACACGGTTGAGCGTTGCGACATCGTTCCTGATACGACCGCCGCCGCCTCCACTGCCAACTATTGGGAGGCCGCGTTGGAAAACGCCGGCGTCTCAGGCACGGCGCAAGCCGTGATCAGCGGAACGGCAGGCGGCACGGCAGGCTGGGTGCTCAACACGCCGCAGAATGTCACCATCACCGCAGGCTCTGGCGACCTGACCGAAGGGCAGTACCTGAACCTCAAGTACAACGAGGAAGGCACCATCGCCCCAGGCCGTTTCACCGTGTTCCTTGAGGTCGTGGACGGCATCGGTTCCAAGGCGTAAGAGAGCTGGTACAGGCTCAAGCCTGATAGACAGCAGGGCGGGGGTGAACCCCGAACGGGCAATGCTGCGCGACTCCCGGCGCGCACGCATCCCCCGCCCTTCAAACACCAAAGCCGGGAGAGCCACCGGGAGGGGCTTCAGGCAATGCGTATCCTACTTTACTCAAATCCGATCTGGGGGAAAACAGGTTATAGCTCAGCAGCTAAACACCTGCTCACGCACCTTAACAACTTAGGTCACGAAGTGGCTATGTTCGTCAACTACGGACTCAAGGGTGGCGCTATCAGTGCCGATGGAATGGTGTTTTACCCGACCTACATTGATGTCTGGGGAAACGACCTCATGCAGGCCCACGCCAATGACTTCCGCGCCGATCTGATCATCACGATCTATGACGCCTGGCCGCTCAAGTTCGAGAAGTTCACCACGCCCACCGCGGCCTGGGCGCCGATTGACCACCAGCCGGCGCCTGACGATGTGCTCAAGGCTCTGACGCACGCCAACTGGCCGATCTCGTTCAGCGAGTTTGGGCAGGGCGAACTTGTGAAAGCCGGCCTGAAGGATGCACGCTTCATCCCGCTAGGCGTGGATTGTGAAGTCTACAAGCCTCTCCCGCAGGCAGAAGCTCGCGACCGGCTGGGACTGCCTCAAGGCAAATTCATCGTGGGAATGGTGGGGACCAACGTCACCTACCCCACGCGCAAGTGCATCCCGCAAGTGCTGGCGGCCTTCCAGCGTTTCAACGAGTGCTACCCGGACTCTCTGCTCTATCTGCACACCGAGGAAACAGGGCAACAGGGCAAGGGCATCAAAGTATCGTCACTGCTCAATAACCTGAACCTTGGGCCGGATAAGGTAAGGCTCTGTGACCAGTATCACAACGCGATTGGCTTTCCAGAGTCGTACATGGTGGACGTTTACAACGCCATTGACCTGCTCGCACAGCCCAGCATGTCGGAGGGCTTCGGCCTTCCGATTATCGAAGCGCAAGCCTGCGGCACGCTCGTGCTCACCAATGATTGCACCTCCATGACCGAACTATTGGCCGGTGGCTGGCTCATCACAGATTACGAGCGCTGGTGGTCCCAGCAAATGGCCTGGCAGGTCATCCCGCACGAGAAAGCCATCATCGAGGCCTTCGAGGACGCCTACCGGTTGAAGCACGGCCATGAGCGCGAACCGGACGGCGGCGAATGGACCAAGCGTAAGACGACCGCACGGCAGTACACGGTTGCCGGCTACGACTTCAAGACGCAGATCGCGCCCAGGTGGACTCAATTTCTGACAGAGATTGAGCCGGAGTTAGCCATCCCTGTAAAGGCGTAGGACATGCCCACCGAGTTTGAAACACTGCGCGCCCAGGCCGTAGACGGCACACACCTGCCGCTCTCAAAGAACCTGCTTGAGTCATTCCCGCGCCTGGTGGCCAATCCAGGCATAAGCCCGCGCACAGACCTGCATTACCAGGACTATGACTTACGCGGTGCCATCGCCTGCACCGCCGCTGAGGCCAACATTCTCGACCACCTGGCCTTTTACGCTGGTCCGAAGTATGCGGTTGAAATCGGCTCGGCGACCGGCTGGAGCACAGCGCACATCGCGCAATCGTGCAACCTGGTCTGTATCGACCCGTTCACCGAGGTGAAGCCGCGGATTGACGGACTCAACCCAGCCATGCGCTTTTGGGAAAACATCGAGGCCTGCGGGCTGGATAACAAGGTGGAGCTAATCAGACTCCCATCCCCTGAAGCGCTCGACCACCTGAGCGACCAGGTTGATTTTGCCTTCGTGGACGGACATCACGGAGATGGGCAGCCGCTCAGAGATGCACAGGGGTTGCTCCATCACCTGACCGATCATGCTCTGGTGGTCTGGCACGACTCTGAGCTAAGGGATGTTAGGGAGGCCATCACCTTCATGCAACGCGATGGATGGGTTTCGCGCGGACTCCTTACTTCCAATTGGCTGGTCGTCATGTGGCGCAGGGGCAGACAACCGGACTGGTGGGAGATGGTCGTAAAACTCGTGAACGGCAAGGGCCTCTTGATGGAGGCTCCATGAAGATCGTCGCCTGCATCACCACACGCAACGAGGCGCGCTCAATTGGCTTGCTGGTGGGAAAGCTGATCGCTGGCGACTTTGACGCCGTGCTCGTCGTTGACGACGCCAGCACCGACGGCACCGCCGAGATAGCGAAGAACGATGGGGCGATGGTATTCAATAACAAGCGGCGGCTGGGCATGGCGGCAAGCATCCTGCTTGGCTGGCGTTTGGCGCTATCGCTGGATGCTGGACTCGTTTTGCAGATTGACGCGGGCGGTTCGCACAACCCGGTGGACGCCTGGAAGTTTATCTCGCCCGGCTTCGCCCAGCCTGCCGATCTGGTCATCGGCTCGCGCTTTTGCAAGGGGGCGCGGTACGTGGGTCGGTCTTGGCGGGCAGTGATGAGCAGGGCGGCGGCGGTCGCCTGCAATTTGGCCCAGCCTGGCGCGCGCTGGTCAGACTGGACATCGGGATACCGGGCCTACTCCGCGCTGGCATTACGGGTATTGACGGAGAGGGCCTACCGGAGTCGGATGCACGGCTTCCAGATTGAGACGCTGGCGAGGGCAGGCGCGGCGGGCTTGAGCATCACAGAAGTGCCCATCACCTACACCGCCGGCGAGTCGGCCTTCAACAGTCAGATCGCCGCCGAGTGTTTTAGAGCCTGGTGGGATGTGATGCGCGCCAGACTGGAAAGATAACGAGATGAGGATCGCGCTTGGCTCAATCTTCCGCAATTCAACCGGCTCACTGGAGCGCTATTTCAGGCAGGTCGAAGCGTTGGCGGTGCAACTGAGAAGCCGGGGCGACACGCTCAGGCTGATTCTGGCCGAGGGGGACAGCATAGACGGCACGTATGACGAACTGCATTACCACCTGGACTCGCGGGAGGGAGCGATCAACATGCACGACAGCAAGTTGATCCAGGTCAACCACGGCGGGCCGGTCTTTGGCAGTGTGAACGATGAGCAGAGGTGGCGGAACATCTCCAAGGTCTGCAACGACCTGCTCGATCTGGTGACGCCGCAGGATGACATCCTGATCTATGTGGAGAGTGACCTGATCTGGCAGCCCGTCAGCATGACGGCCCTGATCGACTTGGCCGAACTCTCGCGCTTCGATGTCGTCGTTCCCATGTGCCTGGCAGAGGGCACTGACCGCTTCTATGACATCTGGGGACACCGGCGCAGGGGTCTGGGCTTCCGGCCAGAACCGCCCTATCACCCGGACCTTGAGTTGCACAGGGGATACACGGCCCTGGGGATGGATAGCGCGGGCAGTTGCTTGGTGATGAAAGGGCACGTCGCGCTCAACACGCGCTTTGACCCGCCCGAGCACGGCATTGTGGGCTGGTGTGAGGACATCCGCCGCAAGGGTTACAGCATCTGGCTCCAGCCAGCGGTGAAGGTCGAGCACCCGATATAGGAGGCAGTATGGCAGAGCAAGCCAAAGCACCGCGCAAGTACATCCTCATCAAAGGCGAGGAAACCGTCGAAGTTCTGGAGGGGCGCGAGGGGCGGCGCGACCAACTGATTCAGTACGGCTACGAGTGGACCAACAAGGCGGAGTTTGAGCCGACCGATAAACCCGCGCCAACTCGGTCGGATAAGAAGTAGCACTGTTGTGGGGTGATGATCTAAATGGCGATTCATTGGTATCTGCTCCCGTTCGATAGTGCCACCAGCTCTCCCAAGCATCTGGAGCCGCCGGAGAATGGCGACCGCTGGGATAGCAAGCGTTATTTTCACGGCGACGCGGCCAGCTATGTGGCGCTGGTCAAAGCGGACATCAGCGATGTGCGCCACGCGCTGATTGCGGCGGATGTAGAGTGTGTGGTGCTTCCCGACCCGGATACCACCGTTCTGCCGGGTCAACTCACAGTCATTCAAAACGTTCTCGAAGCACGGCATATACCGTCCGGCTGGGTCGCGGCGGGAATGACATTCCGACAAGTCTATCGGCGGGTTGCGTTGATGGGTATCCTGTGGATGCGCTTTCGTGGCCGCACGCTGGGAGCTAATGTTTTTGGCGGCGGGGTGACGCTGGAGACGGCTGTCGCCAGCTTGCCAGTCAATGTGCGCCAATCGTTAGCCGACATCGCGGATGAGTTTCAGATCGACCGCGCCGGCGTGGTGACGGTACGCGATGCGCTCGCGGCCTGGTATCAGTCGCCGGTCATTCAGGCTATGCCGATCATGATCTTGGGGGAGAGTCTGTAATGCCCTTCCCAACGCTCGGAATCCTGGACGCCTTCACCCGCGCCGATCAAGACCCGGATACCGGAGCGTTGTGGGGCGGCGGGGTTGAAACAGCGGGCATCGGGCATCGTATCCTGAGCAATCAGGCGGCGCGCACGGCGGGATCGAATTTCGGTTCACGGACGGCCTCGATCTATGGCCCGAATTGCGAAGCCTACGTTTCTATTCCCACGTTTCCAGTTCTCACCGGCGATCTCGTTCGCCTTGTTTGCAGAACGCAGGAGGTGGGCGGATTCAATTGGGATGGCTATGAGGCGCATATCGATGTGAATACGGCCGGCAATGAAACGCTCCGCATCCGGGAAGTTCTTAATCAGGCTCCCACCACGCTCGCCAGTGATACCACGCGCAACATGGCTTCTGGCGATAAGCTGGGCTTTGAATGTATTGGCACGGCTTTGAAGCTCTATAACGTCGAGGGCGGCGGGGCCTGGACAGAGCGGGTCAGTACGACCGATGCGACTTACTCTGTTGCAAACTATATGGGGATGATCCTCGTCGAAGCAGTGGCGACCGCCCGCCTGGACGACTTTGGCGGCGGTGAGCTGTCGCCCACCTATGAGCAGGAAGGCTACCGTTTTCGGAATGACGACGGCAATGAAAGCGCGGCCACCTGGCTGGCGGCGCAAGATACAAACATTACTCGCGCGGCTTTGATCAACACGCGACTGCGAACGTTGACCGATACGGCGGGCGGCGATCCGCCGTCACGACGGCTCAAACAGAAGTATCGCAGAGCGGGCGATGACGGCTGGCGCGATCTAAAGGCATAGACGATGGCCTGGAAACTCCCCGACAAAGGCGAAGGCGACAACGACTTGCAGAGCACACCCTTCCGGGAGTATTTTGATGTGCTCGTGGCGGGCCTCAGTGGTATAGATTGCGTGCTGTCCGGCGGGGTCGTCACGGGCGGGGCCGATATGACCCCGGCCGTCGCCAAATGCGCGGTGCTGAGTAACGGCACGCTGTTTGCTGTGGCCGCCGCTGATGTGACCATATCAGCGGCGGATGCGACCAACCCGCGCCTGGACCTGATTGTAGTGAACTCGTCCGGCGCGTTGGCGGTGCGGGCGGGGACCGCGGCGGCAAACCCCAAACCGCCCGCCCGCACTGCGAACGATGTAGTGCTGGCGGTGGTCTATGTACCTCCCAATGACACTGCGATTGCGACCACCCAAATTGTCGATATGCGCGTGATGCGTGAGCGCGGTCCGATCTGCATCTACAAGACGACCACCGCAGAAGTCACTAATACCACCGCCGCCGCTATCGAAGCCCTGAACAAAGCCAATGCGGGCGTCACGATTCCGAGCGGTCTATTCCTGGCCGGCCGCATCTTGCGCGTGCGTTTGGGCGGCAACCTATTACTCAACTCTGGCACTTCAACGGTGCGCTTCGCGGTGCTGTACGGCGGCACAACGATGTTTTCAGTCATCTCAGGCGCATCTTCTAATAGCGCCAACCGGCGTGCCTGGTGGCTGGATTTTGACCTCACCGCTCAAGGCAATGCTGATCAGTCGGTTGTGGGGCATGGAGAAGTTCAAGACCCGGCCTTGACGCCGGTAGCTCCCACCAACGGTATCGGGAACCTGTTTAGCGGCACAGGCACGACGGAAGGGCCAGCGCCGTTCTCTGGTTCAGCGGCGGTTGACTCGGACGCGGCCAATCGCCTTCTGTCGGTGCAGGTCACTTTTTCGGTGAGCAACGCGGCGGTTGAGTTGGTGGTGGAGTCGGCAACGGTGGAGATCGAATAAATGCCAATGTCGGAAGGCCCCGGTTTTTTGTTTGGGAGTCCAAATTCCTTCATGGGTTATGGCGCTATGGGTGCTCCTGATACGGTAGCGGCCTTCATCCTGTCTGCGAGTGCGAACATTGCGGCGGGGGGTGAAAATACGACCGCTCAATTGACGGCCCCAGCGAGTGGGACGTTTGGAGGGGGTCGCATTCAGGATGATGAGAATCCAGGGGATGCTGTTGACCCGGCGAGCAATCAATACCGCGAGGATGAGTGGTGTATGCAAGCAACAGCGGCGGCGATTGTTGGGGCGGTGTATGAGTTTCGATTGGTCTTTGATAACGAAGACCTGTTTGATACTTACACCGTCACGCCGCAGTGGACGATTGCGGCAACAGGCAAGGGGATTCCGCCTGGACTCATTCGCCGTCCGAATCGTTCCGAAATAAGGAGAGTCTATGGGTAGGATATTTGCAATCCCATTCACCGCTACGGTGACAAATGCAGGCGGAAACGTCGATCTGTGGGAAGTGCTACCGGGAGACGATAAGCCGGTTTTATTGCGCCGCCTGGTGCTAGGGCAAGTCTCTGAAGTCGGAGACGCCGCCGAGGAGGGCCTGGAGATTCAAATCCTCCGCATGAACGCCACGGTTACAGGCGGGAGCGGCGGCGCGGCGGGTGCTCCTGAGTGCTTGGGCGAGCATGGCGTTAGCCCTGGCTTTACCTGCGAGACGAACAACACGACCGTTGCAACCACCTCTGGCACGACCGACATCTTAGACGAGATCGCTTGGAACAATCGCGGCTCGCCGTGTGAATTTTGGTGGTCGGAGGATAAGTATGCCCCGCGTGTTCAGCAAGGCGAGGGCCTGTTTATTCGCCAGGCGACCACGGCAGCCGATGATTACACCTTCGCCGGGACGATCTACGTCGAGGAGCTGTAACTAAGCGATGCCCACGCGGGTTATTCCTCAATATCTGAGGGTTCGCCGCCGCCGATGGATTCCGCCGTCGAAAGTCGGTGGAACGACCTACACGCAAGACTTGGCTGGGGTCATCACACCAGCGGGCGCGCTGTTCAAGAGCGTTTCAAAACTGCCCGCCGGGGCCGTGACGCCAGCCGGTGCGCTCGTGAGGCTGATCGACAAGTTGACCGCCGGGGCCATGACGCCAGCCGGTGCGTTGGCGAAACTGATCGACAAACTTCTAGCGGGCGGAGTCACCCCGGCGGGCGCGATCACCAACCTGCGCACCATTGGGCAGTCGAATGCGGGCACCATCACTCCCGCGAGCGCGTTGGTGAAGGATGTGAGCAAGGGAGTCGCTGGAACGATTACGCCCGTCGGCGCGCTGAGCAAACTAATCAGCAATTTCTCTGCGGGCAGCATCACGCCCGGCGGGGTATTGGTGAGACTGGCGCAGAAGGGACTCTCTGGCCTCATCACGCCCGCCTCAGCGATTGTGCAGGCAGTGAGTAAGGCCATTGCCGGGGTCATCACGCCAACCGGCGCGCTGAGCAAACTAATCAGCAATTTCTCTGCGGGCAGCATCACTCCAGCGGGCGCGCTTGCCAAGTTGGTGAGCAAATTCCCAGCCGGAACTATCACGCCCGCCGGGGCGCTCACCGCGGTCAAAATAGTGCTCCAGACGTTGGTCGGCACTATAACGCCGACGGGCAGCCTGAGCAAGAGCATCACTCAGGCGTTATCTGGACTGCTGACGTCAGGCGGGGCGCTCGCCAAGTTGGTGAGCAAGTTCCCAACCGGGACCATCACGCCCTCGGGTGCGTTGGCTATGGTCAAGGTAGTGCTCCAGACGCTCACCGGACTCATCACTCCTGGCGGGGCGCTGGCGAAAAACGCACAGAAAGGCCTCAGCGGCTCGGCAGCGCCTGCGGGGCAGTTGAGTAAGGCAGACAGCAAGACGCTCAGTGGCTCCCTTGTGCCAGCCGGGGCGCTGGCAAAGCTGGTGAGTTTGGCAAAGAGCGGGGCAGTCGGACTATCCGGCAGTGTCACCCGCGCGCTGACCAAGACCGTGGCGGGAGTCATCACGCCGGCGGGCGCGTTGCTGAAGCAAGCAACAAAGATGCTCAGCGGACTACTGGCGCCAATCGGTGCGCTGATTCAGTCAATCATCAGCACTATCAAGGCGGACGTGGCGATCTCGTTCGCCGCCGTGACCAACCTGACGGTCACAGATTCGGGAGCCAGTCTGCTCGCAGTGACCAACGCATTAGTCGGACGGCTCACTATGTCCGATACGTCGAGGTGATATGGCGAGCGAATACGACAAAGGCGACCAGGTAAGAGTCAGCGCCGCTTTCACCAACGCGGTGGGCACGGCCATTGATCCAACCACCGTCCGATTCAAGTACAAGACACCGGCGAGTGGAACGGCTGTCACATTGGTGTATGGCGTCGACGGTGCCTTAGTGAAGGACTCGACCGGCAATTATCACGTTGACATTGATCTCGATCTGGCAGGCGTGTATCGCTTCCGCTGGGAGAGCGTCGGCACCGGCAAGGCGGCCAGCGAGTCGTTTGTGGTGGTCCGCAACTCGGACTTTGACTAAGTAGTTTTTTTGCGCGGCGCGTCTCCAAAAAAGAGACGCCCCACTCGCGCAAGAGGAGGCAACATGCAGGTAACAGTCACTCTCGATCTCAGCACCACGTTGAAAGCCACTCTGCGCGACGGCAAGCTGAGCGCCGAACTCACTGTCACTGCGCCCTACGGGGTGCGCACGGTGAGCGTGTCAGAGACGGAATTTCCGCCTGAACTGTTGGAGGCGGCGGCAGGCGCATTGCAGAACCTGCTTGAGTCGCGTGTCGAAAAGTTGGTGAGCAGGGCACAGCGCGCGGCGCACGAAGCCGCAGCGGTGGCCGCTCGCCTCGGCGAGGACTTCGAGTCCGCCGGAGAAGGGCAGGACAAAACCAAGGAGGTGGACTAATGGCAGTCCAAGCAATGGGCGGGGCGCTCGGCCCAGCCGGTAACGTCAACATCTTCAAGCATCCCACAGCCCCCGCCAAGGGGTTCATCGCCTGGCTGTTGTGGGTGATGCGAAATGCGCTTCCGGCGCGCGGCCTTCCGAGTGAGGTCAACGCCTACCGTTTCCGCAACCTGCCGAACGTCTGGCGCGGCTTCTGGCGCGTCTGTTTGGCGCGCATCATGGGCATCCCGCACTTCTATGGCGCGTTGCAGATGGCCGTCAAACGCGGTGACGGCACGATCCTGAATCTCGGACTGGCATCTCTGCGCGTGGTCACGACCGCTGGCGTCAACTTCATCGTGGACGCTTTCCAAAACACCGTAGAAGTGGAAAACATGAAGTACCACGGCTATGGGACCGGCACGAATGCCGAGGCGGTGGGCGACACGGCGCTACAGACCGAACTCACGACTCAATACGCGGTGGACAACACGCGGCCAACCGGAACAACGACTGAAGGCGCGTCCGCCAACATCTATCGCACGGTCGCCACGCTCTCACCGGACAGTGGCGGCACCATCGCGATCACCGAGCACGGCGTTTTCTCGGCCACGTCCGGGGTCACGCTGCTGGACCGGACCGTGTTCTCTGCCGTCAACCTGGTGGCGGGTTCCGACTCGTTGCAGACCACCTACGACCTGACTCTCGCGGCTGGTTCGTAAGGCAAGCACAACATGACCGTTCGCGTTGGGATGGAAAACCTGATCATCCGCCTGCGCTCGATGACCGAGGCAAGCGAAAGCGACTACACGCTCGCCGGTGTCACGTACTGGACCGGCGAGCAATTGCAGTCAGTGCTTGATCGCCATCGCCGCGATCTGATCCGCGTTCCCTTGCGCTCCACCTACGAGTCCATCGCCAGCGAGTCGGAATACCATAACTACTACCTGGACGATTACACGGACATCGAAGAGGCGGGCAGTGGCACGCCGACCTGGCTGGTCGAGGATGGAAATGGTGACGCAGTTGGGACCGCCAACTACACGGTCAACTATGACGCCGGTCACTTCCGTTTCACCACCGACACCGAGGGCGCGGCCTACTACCTGACCACGCGCAGTTTCAACATGAATCGCGCCGCGGTCGAGGTCTGGCAGAAAAAGGCCAGCCATGTGGCGAAGGCTTACGACTTCAAGGCTGACGGGGCCGAGTACGACCGCTCACAGCTCTACAAGCACGCCATGCAGATGGCCGCCCACTACCGGAGTCTATCTGGGCTGACCATCTCAAGGATGTTCAGGTCTGATGCTGCCTAGTGACGAACTCGACGACATGCGGGATGTGCAGGAGGAGGCCTTGCCCGACACCTGCACAATCCAGACCACAGGCCAGACCAATACCAAAGGCTCGACGGCGGAGGCGTTCACAAACACCTACACCGCCGTGCCCTGCCGCCTGGCGCCGGCGAATCGTGTGGTTGCAGAGAGGCAGGTCGGCGCGGCGCTGGCCGCCGTCAGCGACTTCATGCTGACGATTGCCTTTGACCAGACCGTGACGCCCACCGATCGGGTCGTGCATGACAGCGTGACCTACGAAGTCACCGCCGTGGCGAACGACAAGGCCTCATGGCGCACGGCGCGGCGCGTCTATCTCAAGAGGGTGCAATAGTGGCAAAGCCGCACGTCAGCATCGCTCTTGACACCACCAGGCTAGACCTGCTGATAGGCCAGCTTGAGCCGCGCGCCATGACGATCCTAGACAATGTGGCTTTCGACATTGAGGCCTCGGCCAAGCCTTATGCCAAGGTGGACACCGGCGCGATGCGTTCATCGATCTACGTGAGCGGCGCGTCAGGCGGCACAAGCTACGGCAACGCCGCCAGCGATGCGCAGGCGTTGCGGCCCAAGGCCGGACTCGTCAACGAGGTGAGGCCCGCTAACAAGTGGGAACGGATCGTCGGTGTGGCTGTGGAATACGCCTACTGGCAGGAACTCCAGCAACCCTTCATCGGCCCAGCCGTCGAGGATAACAGGCGCAAGGCTCAAAGCGCCTGGCGGGAGTTGTGTCGGTGAACGTACTCGAAGAGTCGCTCTACGACGCGCTCGCCGGAAACGCGCCCTTGCTGGCAGTAGTGAGCACGCGCATCTACCGGCAGACCGCTCCACCAGGCGCGGTGTATCCGCTGGTGCTATTTGGCCTCAATGCGGGCGGAGACGAGAACACCACCTCCGTGGACAGCCTAGATGTGCGCTACGCGGTGCGGGGCGTGTCAGAAGTCAGCACCGACCAGGCCGGCGACGTAGACGACCTGATCCGTACCGTGCTTCACAAGACCGCGCTCACGGTCACAGGCTGGTCAAACTTTTGGACTACGCGCGGCGCTGAGATTCGTCTCACCGAGATCGATCCAAGCGGCAAGCGCTTTTATCACGCCGGGGCGATCTATCGCATCCGGCTCGACAAGACTTAGAGAGGAGGCAGCATGGCACAGTACACCGGCAAGAACCTGGCGATCACCTTCGCGGCAACGACCATCTCAACGCGCTTCCGCAAGCTGACGGTAAAAGAGGACAAAGACCTCGTGGACCAGTCGGCTGGAAACGACGTGGCCAAGACTTACCTGACCGCGCTCGAAGACGGCGACGCCTCGTTGGAGTTTCTGGACGTGACCGACGGCACAGCCGCCACGGCTCTATGGAATCTCTGCGACAAGGGCGTTGAGGGATCACTGATCTGGATGCCTGAAGGCACCGCCGTCAACGATCCGAAGCACACGGTCAACGCCATTGTCAAGAGCCGTGAACGCGACTTCCCTTACGACGATGTGGTTGAGGGCAAGATCGTGTTCCAGTTCTCGGGCGTTGTGACGGATGGAGTCAACTAAACAAACCCTTCATTACCCCAATGAGAGCGCAAGCTGCTTTCATTGGGGTTGGCCGGGAGATGAAAAGATGTCTGACGAAGCTACTCCAAAAATCCTGACCCTTCAGGACATCCGTAGCGCGGCGGACCTGCCGCGTGAGCTGGTGCCTGTGCCCGAGTGGGGCGGGGCGGTCGTGGTCCAGGGCGTGAGCGTGTCCGATGGAATGAACCTGCTGAAAAACATGCAGGATAAGGACGGCAAGATCGAAGATGAAAAGGCCATGCTCTACGCCTTTGTCTACGGTGTGGTCGATCCGAAGTTCATGCCTGAGGATGTGGAATGGCTGAAGACTAAGGCGCTGGGAGCGGTCACTCGCGTGACTCAGGTCTTTATGCGCCTGTCTGGGTTTGAGCAGGATTCTCTCAAGGCCGCAAGAAAAAACTCGTAGCGGACACCCGGCGGCTGTTCCTCTTCGCCCTGGCAAAAGACCTGGGTAGGACGGTCGCCGGTCTGTCCGTTGAATTGAGTGGGCCTGAGTTTGTGGAATGGATGGCGTTCTACGAGATCGAGGCGCTACTCCATAAGCAATCCGCCAAAGGCAAGGACGGTAGAGAAGCCTTGCAGATCGTGAGGTTGATCATCGAGTTGACCAAACACTAATGGCCGGATGGCCTTTTCTGCCTGGTCGAGGCTCAACGATGTCATGGCATGGTCGGCACAGGGTTGCCAGGTTTTCGAGACTGTCATCCTGAGTTTTCCGCCAAGGAGTCTTGTGGTGAACGATCAGATCGCTCGTGGCACTACACCGCGTACAGCGCCAACCATCACGGTTGAGGGCTTCAAGCCTGCGCTCGCGCCATGCCTTGCGCCCACAGCGACTCCGCGCGTCGAGGGAGTGCTTGGTGTTCTTCTGGCCATGCCATCTGTTCAGGCAGAGCATAGAACAGAAGCGCGCAGACTCCAGCCGCTTGCGGGTGATCTCAAACTCGTCACCGCACCACTCGCACACCTTGAAGAATCGGCGGCTGGCGTTGCCCGCACACTCTTGGGAGCAAAACCGGCTGGCGTTGTGTTTGAGAGTGGACGGATGGACGCTAAACGTCTGCCCGCAATTCTCACATACACGAGTCGGCTGATGGGCGCGGGCATAGTCCCATTTGCACGCCTTGCTACAGAACTTTTGAGAGCCGCGCCCTCGATAGGCTTTGCTCTCAAATGGTTTTCCGCAGTGAAGGCATGGCTTGACCGGCAGAGCGCGGTGAGTGTCAGAGCATATTCGAGAGCAATATCTTGCACTCTCCGCCCGAAATGGTTTGACGGAAAAAGTCTTGTGGCAGTTGAGGCATGAAAGCGTGATCAAGGTTGGCATGTTGAGAGTATAGCACAAAATGGCAACTGAGATAGCTTCACTTTTCGCTAGGGTGGGAGCCGATATCACCGGCCTTCAGTCTGGTTTAGCGAACGCTAAAAACAGCCTGATAGGTGCGGGCAGCATGATGACCTCCACCGGCGCAATGATGACGGCGGGGATCACTTTGCCGTTGCTCGCGGCCGGCGGCGCTGCCGCGAAGTTTGCCACCGACTTTGACGCGCAGATGAGGAACATCCAGAGCATTAGTAAGCAGTCGGATGAAAGCCTCGGCGTGCTGAGTGATCGATTCATCACTATGAGCACGGACCTGACCAAGACCAGGGACAGCGCCGAAAACCTCGCCAAAGGTTTCTACCAAATCCAGTCTTCTGGATTCGCAGGTGAGGACGCCATGACCATCCTAGAGGTCTCCACGAAGGCCGCCAGCGCTGGCCTGACGGACACCGAGACAGCCGCCAAGGCGATCCTATCGGTGCTCAACGCCTACGGGTTGGAGGCCAGCGAAGCCGCGCACGTTTCCGATGTGCTGTTCAAGTCTGTTGACGTGGGTGTGTTCAGTTTCGGCGAAATTTCCGGCGCTATCGGCGACACGCTGGGAGCCGCCGCCGCCGCCAAGATTCCGATTGAGGACTTGGGCGCGGCCTTCGCCACCATGACCAAAGCCGGCATCAATGTCAACGAGTCGGCCACCTCGATCAATCAACTCATGCTCTCCTTCATCAAGCCGACCGACTCGGCAAAGGATGCGGCTCAGGCAATGGGGGTGGAACTGAGCCTGAACGCGCTCCAGACAAAGGGCCTGGGCGGGGTCATAAAAGACCTCGCCACGCACACGCAAATGCTGACAGTGGTAACAGGTGGGGCGAGTGACGAACTCAAGGGCAACCTGTCCGCCGTCGAGTCCAGTATGGAGGCGCTGAAGCGTTGGAAGTTGGAGCAGCAAGCGGCTGGCACCTGGACCAAAGAAGCCAAACAGCAGTTTGAGCAACAGAGCGCCGCGCTCAAAATCCAAAAGATGGATGTGGAGGGCATGATCGACGCCTCCGCTGACTACGCCACCACCATGCAGGTGATGAGCGATAAGACCGGCCTGACGGTCGATCAATTGGCCGAGCTATTCCCGAACGTCCGCGCGCTCCGGGCCGCGCTATCGCTGGCGCGCGATGGTGGCGAGGACTTCGCCAAGGACTTAGAAACGATCAAGGACGCGGCCGGAGCGACCACCGCGGCCTTTGAGATTCAAAACAAGTCCTGGGCCGCACAGTGGGATAACTTCAAAAACAAGGGAGTCGCCGCCCTGATTGGGTTTGGGCAGGTGATCGTCCCGGCGCTTATGCCGCTCATGGATGGGTTGGGCAAGGTGCTCGACATGCTCCGCACCGCTGATCCGCAATGGATTAGGACGGCGCTGGGGGTGCTCGCGATAGTGGCCGCCATTGGGCCTGTGCTCACCGTGATCGGCTTCCTGACAACGGCGCTGGGCTTCCTGCTCTCGCCCATTGGGTTGGTAGTGGCAGGAGTGGCATTGCTGGCCCTGGCCATCGCTACGAACTTTGGCGGCATCCGTGACTGGCTGGTGAGCCTCGCGCCGATGTTCACGCCTCTGGTCACGGCCTTTATGGGGTTCGTCGCCGCGCTCCAGGCCAGCGCCCCGCAGGTGCAGGCGCTGGGAGCCGTCATGTTCTCGGCGCTTCAATCGGCGCTGGCGACCGTGGGGCCGCAGGTGACGGCGAACTTGCAGAACATGATCTTAGCGATCTCCAGCTTCGTGACTCAAGCCGGAGTCTGGTGGACTCAGCATGGGGCACAGGTTCTGGCAGTTCTGAGCACGCTCTGGCAGTTGGCGGTTGTCATCGTGGGGATGGGGATCACGCTACTGACCGGACTCATCACCGCCGGCCTGCAATTACTCAATGGGAATTGGGTTGGTGCGTTGAACACGCTCGGCGCGAGCCTCGAAGCCTTCTTCAACCTGGCTCTGTCGCTGGTTGGCAGCAATATGACCGAATTTAGAGAGGTGTGGGGCAACAATCTCAAGATGGTTGCGATCATCCTGATGACCACCTTCAATAATGCAATCGCCAACCTGCAAGGCATGATCTCTCAGTTTATGACCATCGGCGGCGCGATTGTGAACGGCATCATCTCGGGCATAACGGGCGGGATCGGCGCGCTCATCTCTGCCGCAGTCGGCGCCGCCACAGCCGCCTATAACGCCATGCGCAGCGCGCTACAGGCGCGCTCTCCGAGCAAGCTGTTTGAAAAGCTGGGGCAGACAGTGCCGCAAGGTCTGGCGCAGGGCATTGGGGCAGGTGCCGACATGCCCGCCAACGCCGTGCGCAGCATGGTGCCGGCCATGACCGGAGGAGTAGGCGGAGGCGGAGTCTCGGTAAGCATTGGGAGCATCGTCCAGCAACCAGGGCAAAGCGCCGAGGACTTAGTGACCCTGCTCATCAACCGGATCAAGGTGGAACTCGCCGCAGAGACGCGCCTGATGAGCGCGGGCGGTGGTCAGTACATTGGAGCCGGATAAATGGCAGTCACAGCACCCACCGTAAAATTGACCAAAGGTAGCGCCTATCTGAACATCAATACGGGCCGCTACCAAATAGGCAAGGATTTTGTACCTCCGCCGATTCGCATGGTGCCCCAGATCGCCAGCGGCACAGCGGCCAACAGAGGCGGCAATGCGCGCAAAGTGGGGGAAAGAGGGGAGCCGCACGAATGGTCATTCACCGTAAAACTGACCGGCAGTTCTGACGCCGAGATCGCCCGCGGCCTCAGCGACCTCTCTACGTTTCTGAGAGGGGCAGGAGATAGGCGTGAGCCGCTTTACCTGCAATACCGGCCTAACAGCGATGTGGGCGTTGAGCCGCTGTGGGGTGTCTACGGCTGCAACACGCGCTATGAGATTCTGGCCGGAGATGTCATTCCGCCCGGCAATTACATGCTGGCCGACCTGCGCTCGAAGGGATTGCCTGAGTGTAAGGTCAAGTTGCAAATCCAACCCGTTGCGACCACCAAGATTCTCAGGGCCGGATCGGCGCTCGGGCGCATCCACGAGGACATACTCGGCACCACCGATCTGATCTCGCGCGGCTTGGTCGTGGCACCCAGCATAACCAACGAGATGACCAACCCGGTCTTTGGACATGCCACTTTCGGGAATGGCTGGACGGCGGACGCCTCGCTCACCGCCTCACAAAACACACTGTCGGACTTTCTCCTGCCCGGTCAACTGGGCAGCGCCAAGTTGGTGAGCCGCGCCACAAGCCAGGAATACTACCAGTCGATCAACGCCGGAAACACCACCACCCGGACGTTTATCTGCCTGATCATGTTGCCCGACAAAGGGACTCCGTCCTCGTCGGACATGCAGATTTTCTACAACGCTGCGCTGACCACTACCTTTACAGATATGGGTAACGGATTATGGCGGGCCTCGGCGACAGCAGCGGGTATCAACGCAGCTACTAACACCGGGGTGCAGGTCAAGAGCGGGCGCACGATCTATCTGCTCGGAATGTTCATGGCGATCAGCAGCTCCGTGCTGTTCTATCCCTTCTGGGGTGACAATCTGGGATGTGCTTGGAGTGGAACCGCGCACGCCTCTACCAGCACCAGCGTGGCCGGACGATGGCGCTTGCCCGTTGATGAAGACACCTTTGAGATCGGGGGGTTCACGATCCACATCGCCGTCCGTTGGCGCGTGGCAAACACGCACGGCTTTGACATGCAGATTTTCAGCATGGGGGCCGCCTCGATCCGCGCCATCTTCAATCAATCCGGTGACACGATCTCCTTCACCGACGGCACCAACACCGCCACCAGCTCGGCGATCACGTTCAGCGAGGGCACCGAAGATGTGTTTGACTTTGTGGCCTCGCCTTCTGGTGGGTTGGCGGTCTATCGGAACGGGGTGAGCATTGCCACAAGCGGCACCTATACCCCGCCGACGCTGCCCAGCTATCTCTACCTGGGCACGACCGACACAGTTACAAACCACATTGACGCGATATTCCGTGACCTATCGATCTACGCGCAGGCTCTGACCGCTACGGAAGTGCTGAACAACTACACCAACCTCAGCAAGTTGACGGCTGACGGCCAGCGCGTTAGCTCCATCCTCACCCTCTGGACCAAAGACGGTGATGACGTGATCGATAACCACGACGACTCGGGCGAGGATAATTGGTGCGTGGTGTTGGGTGTGCCGGGGAGCGAGAAGGCGTACATCGAGGCGCGCCTGAACATGGCTGGCTCGTCCAGCACAGACCAGCTCTTTATGAGCAACTGGCACCACGCGAACTTTCTATCGCCGTCCGATATTTCCTTCGCTGACATCTCTGGCACCGCCACGACCGCCGCCGATGTGGGTAGCGCCGTGGCAACTGTGACGGTGGATACAAGCGAAATCCCGCTCGCCAGCAAAACCTATACCTGGCCGCAGTACCTGATGATGATGGGCAAGGAAATCTACATCTTCGCCAGACTCGAGGACGCCGCCGGCTCTGGGCTTCTGCTGCAAGCCGAGACAAACATCGGGGCCGTCCTTAAGACAGAATTCAAAGCGGCCAACGTGGCAACCGGCAACCGCGAGATCACGCACTCGCCGCCAATCTTTATGCCGGAGTTTGACGCAAAGATTGCCTCGGGCGATCCGATCTTTCTGAACGCCAAGCGGCCCAGCGGCTCAAATAACGTCCTGGTGGACTTCCTCGCCATCTTTCCCAAGCCGATGCTGAGGCTCAAGTCATTGACGGGAAACAGGAAGGTTCTGATCAAGGGCACCGAGTACACCACGCTTGACACGGCCAACAAGCTACTCGTGCCTCATCCCAGCGCTGTCGGGGATGATATGGTCGTTTATCCGTCGAAGTTCAACATGCTCCTGTTCTTGCTCAACTCCACCAACATAGATGTGGTCATTACCTGGACGCTGACGGTTGACTACTTCAAGGTCACGCCGCGCTGGAGCCTGATCTAATGGCGCTCCGCGACGACTTCAACAACCTCAAGGTGCAGATATTCTCGACCGGCACCAGCCCGATCATAGATGTGGATCGCTCATTAGAGTTGGCCCGCATCATACGGATGAACAAGGGCTTTCCGGGAGGCCTCTACCTGGCCCTGGAGGTATACGTCCCGCGCGATCCGTTTGTCACCTGGCAGGTGCGCAAGGGGCAACGGATCGTCGTTCGCAACGGGGCAGATATTTGTTGGGAAGGTGAGATCGTCACCATCGGCGATCACTTTGACCAGGGTGAGACAGGCAACATCCTGATCGCAGTCGGCTATTGGGCGCGCCTTCTCGGTCGCCGCGGATGGGAAAAGAGATGGGCCGACAATAGGCTCACGGATGATGTCTGGATCTACAACACCGGCCAGAACGGCGCCGAAAAATCCACAGTGGACCGGCAGAACCGCCTGCGCCACATCCCCAAGGGTGTCGCTTGGGGAATCAACGAGCAGGTGCAACTGCTTTACACCATGCCGACCGGCGAGACGGTCAAGCGGGTGAAGCTGTCTTATAACCTCCAAGAGGGGGCACAGGCATGGGAGTTGTTTCTCTATAACCAACTTACGTCCTCAACGATCTGGTCGGTCACCGCCAGTGGCACCGGCGTGCGCGATGACACGCTCGGGACTCCATCACAATTGGTAGGTCTTTACTTTGCGGCACGCGCTGGTCAAACACCGACCGAAGACGGCACATATTTTGGCCAGATTGACAGCGAAGTGAGCGGCGCCAACGCACTGGTGGTTTACTCGGAAACGGGCGGGATCACGCCGACCTCCGTTGTACAAAACATCCGCGCCAAGGTCACAGAACTTGCGGCCACAAACCTGCTGATCGGCTCCAACACCTTCACCCTGGAGCCGTTTATCTCCAACGGGCGCGAGTCGATGACGAGCATTCTGGCGCGCGTCTGGGCTGTAGGGGATGGGTCTTTCAATAGCTGGGCCGCCTACATCGTTGAAAGCGACCTGAGCGGGCTAGGTGATGGGAAACCGGTGTTGGCGTTTGCTCAGTACCCGGCGCTCACCGATTGGGATTATGCGATCCGCATCGGCGAGGAGAACGTGATAGGCCCAATCGATCTGATGGACGACGCCGAGAATGTGATCAATTGGGTAGCGGTGAAGTACCGGGATGAGTTGAGCAACAGGGACGTGATCCTCACGCCAGACGACAATGCAAATCTCAAAGACACCACCAGCATTACCGAATTTGGAGAGCGCCACCTCGCCGATCCATTAGATGCGGGAGCGTCCAACGTGACGGTGGCGCTCAATTATGGTCGTCGGTTTCTCGCCGCCAACAAAGACCCGCGCTACTACGTGCGTGGCCCGATCCGTGTTCAGGATTACATCCGCGGCAAGGGCGGCAGAGAGATACCCGCCAGTCTGATCGGGACAGGTAAGCGGATCAAAATTGAGAACTATGCCAGTGACCGGACGCCCACAGTGGGAGCGGGCCTGACATTCATTATGACCAGCGTGGACTATGACGGTCAGAGCCAGATCGCCAGCATCGGCACCGGAGTGCCCGATAGTCTGGCGGTGATGCTGGCCCAGCGTCCGTTTCGGCGCGGGTAACGCAAGATGTGGACTGAGGCAATCACCCTCGCGGCAGTCGCGGGTCTTTCATCGTTGATCACGGTGCTGCTCAACCGTGTCTTTGACGCCTGGCAGGCACGCCGGCAGGAGCCGATTCAAAAGCTGTCCGCCTCAGAGAGCCTGGCCAACGCGGCGGCGACCGCTGGCAGCCAGCTCACGGAAACGCTCAACCAACTGGAGGCCAAGGTCGAAGCCTTGCAAGAGTGCAAGCAAACACTTGGCAAGCAAGAGATCGAGATCGGCATCCTCAAGACCGGTCAGGCTCAGGTCGTCGAACTCAACTCCAAAGTCACTATGCTGGAGCACCGCCAGGCCAGCAACATGGCGACCATCGCCATGCTCACCCAGCACGCCGCCGACTCAATGCGCCTCAACACGCAGTTGCACAGTGAGAACGCGCCGTTACGTGAGCGCTTGCGCGATCTGGAGTCCAAGGTCGCGGAGGTGGAGCGAAACCAGAAAACGGGCGGGACCGGGCCGCTCAAGGCGAAAGATGCTCACCCGCCAGACGCCACCGGCTGACCTGCACAGCGAGCTAGATGCCCTGCGCCTGGAGTTGGGCAGGGCGAGGGTGCGCGCCGCCATGCTTGATGTGCAGCTCAGTTATGCCCGCTCACCATCGCCAACATGATCGCCGATGCCAGGCAGGTGGAATGCCCGGTATGCAAGTTAGACCTGTTTAGCCGTGGGCTTGGACCCACTCATAAAGGAGATGTGAAATGGATAAACCCAACCCGCTTGACTTCATCAAGGATTGGATCAAGCGCCCTGAGGTCGTCACGTTGATCGTGGCGGCGCTCGTGTCCGCCGCCGCGTACCTGGGCCTGCCAGCCCGCGCCGGTCTGGACGTGCCACAAGACTCGGTGGCAAAGGTCGTACTCGCCTTCTGGGCCGTGTTCGTGGGGGCCGTGTTTGAGGGAAAGTACAAAGGCACCGACTACCGGACGAACTTCGGTGGACTGCTCAACTCTTTCAAGTTCCGCGCCGCGGCCTCGACCATCGGGGTGCTGGTGCTGGGGGCAGTGCTGAAGACGGTTGGCGCGGATGTTCCAGACGAGTCGCTGCCGGCATTGATGGACTTCCTGATCGCCGCAATTCTGGGTAAGGCCGCCATTGACAGCCACGCGGTTGCAGTGAGCAACGCACAACGTCAGTAGCGCCCACGGAGGGGCGGGGCAACCCGCCCCTTTTTCTTAGATGAAAACTGAGAATGGGTTGGTAGTGGCTCTGGTTAGTGACACGCACGGCGGATCGAAGTTTGCCCTGCTGAATCCGGCGGTCAAGCTAACCGATCCCGACAGTGGCGAAACCTGGACGCCCGCGCTCAACGGCTTTCAGAAAAAACTATGGGACTGGTACACGAAAGACATTGAGCAGGTCATGAAGCTGGCTGCCGGCCGCCCGGTGGTCCTAATCCACGTGGGCGACCCGACGCAGGGCAACCGCTTCGGGAAAGAGATGGTCAGTTCAAACGCGGCGGATCACGTCATGATCGCGGTGGCGAATTTAGCGCCCTGGCTGGCTCACCCGAACGTGGGACACGTCCGCCACATCGTGGGGACCGGCCTCCACGAGTTTAACGAGGGCGCGGCCTCGATCTTGATCCACCAGATCGTCAAGGCGACTTATCCGAACGTGGACTCGCGCGTGGTTTATCACGCACTGAGCAGGGTAGGGGGAGTGGCGTTTGACCTGGCCCACCATGGCCCCCACCCAGGCTCGCGCAATTGGTTGCGGGGCAATGTCCTGCGGCTCTACACGCGCTCGCTCATGCAGGACGAGATTGACGCGGGCAAGGCGCCGCCCGCCTTCGTGATCCGGGGGCATTATCACGTTTACACCAGCGAAGTCGTTACGCTTGGGGAGCACGAGACGAGGGCCATCATCCTGCCAAGCTGGCAATACCCTTACGAGTACGTCCGAAAAGCAGGTCAAAGCCCGGCTCGTGTTTCATTCGGCATGGTGGCAATCGAGATCGTCAACGGAAAGCCGTCAGAACCGCACAAATTCAAACGCACGATTGATCATCGCACCTCGGAGGTGCTACATGAGCAAGGTCGTCAAACAGGTAGAGGCGCTGCTAAGAGAGATCGTCGCGCCGCACATTCCAGAAAATAGTTTTACGATGTCCGACGCCATCGAAATGGCCGCCCGCGAAGGGGCAAACTCAAGTTGGTCAGCGGTAAATCGCTGACTCACCAAGGCCGTGAGGGAGGGTTTGCTCGAGTCCAAGAAAGTGGAGAATCGGCTCTACTTCTGGCAGCGCTCGTTTCCTGGGTGCGGAGATATTGAGCGTACCGCAGAAGCTCGCGGCGGTTCTTGAGAGACAGCCCTACGGCCACCTCCTGAACCTCAGTCAGTATCTTGTCGTTTTCGGTGGGGGGCAGTTCAATGCCAACCAGGATGCGCAGGATGCGGCGGTTGTCACCAAAGAAGTCAGCGATAGCGTCGAGGCGCTTAGGGGCGGGAGAGAAACGGCCCGTGGCGATTGCGTGGATGTAGCCGTGGCCGGACTTGATTTCTTCGCTGAGGGCCTGAAACGAGACGCCACGCTCACGACACCTCTGCTCAAGGTAGTCGCCTAAGCTTTCAAACCCGGCAAATTTAGCCACAGTGCCTCCGGCTGATCTATCCATAGATAATAGATAAATCAGTCGGGTTTGTCAACGCCCCGTATTCACCTAGCAACGCTGGCCGTGAACTTTTCGAGTTCTTCGGCCAGCCAGCGGTAGAAGCTGGCCATGTTCTGAGCCGTGAGCTGGCCCCAATCCCCGAGCCGCCAAGACTCCAGCATCGTTTGAGCTTCGTCCTGGAGCCGTAGCTCGCCCTCCTCGATCTGGCGGATAGGTGCTATGTGACCATTTGTTTTCGATTGCATGGCCTGGCTCCCCGATTGATTGGATGGTACAAACGCTCTCGATAGGTGGTTAGATTATAAAGAGTAATTGTTCTATCACGTACCTGGTACTCTAGTCGTATGACCACATTGACGTTTTGGGGGTCGTTTGTTACCATCCGCGCAGTCTTGAAACCAAATTCTATTGCCTGAAAAAAAAGACGGCTGATTTGTTTGCCGCCTTATACAGCAGGCACACACGACTCAATCAGTCGTCTCCAGCCCATCCCCGTCAACTTTCGTTTTAGACCTGGGTAATTACTCGCCCAAGAAGCTGACGAATTTCGACGGGAAAATAGGGCCTTCTGACTGCTTTGCTCGATTGACGGGCGGCTGATTGCTTCCTTGAAAGGAGGTGTAAATCAGCCGCTCGCGATGTTTCAGGTTGGTTTAGATGAGGCACGCTGACGACAGCTTTTTTAGCGGCGGATGTTTTCTGAGTCAATGGCAGACAACACCCGCCAATAGACTCGACAACATCGAAAGGATATTATTATGGAAGACAAGCCGCATAGGGAAAAGGTCATGATCACACTGCCGATGCTTTCAGAGTTCTACCTGTCCGATATGTCTCTGAGGAATTGATCCAGCGACACGCTGGAGAATAATGGGGGTTGGCTCAAGAGATTCCGCGTGTTTTTGGAGTCGCGCGGTCACACGCTGGCGATGGGGCAGATCGCGATAGAGGATGCCAGGGCCTACATCGCCGATCTGCAATCGCGGGATGAGCGCTGGTTGAACCATCCGCTTCATCTACTCATGCACCAGGAGAAAAAGGCCGGGGCGCTGGCGCCGAGCACCATCTCATCCGCGGCGCGTGTCCTGCGGGCGTTTGGCAATTGGATGGCGCGCAACGGTTACGGCAACCCATTCGCGGGCCTGCAAATGCCCTCGGTGCCCAAGACCTTGATCGATCCGCTCACCCACGAGGAGATGTCGCGCCTGGTGGAGTGCATCAACCCCGACATCACCGGCGGGGCGCGGAATTATGCGCTGACCATTCTTCTCTTGGATACGGGTCTGCGCGCCAGCGAGGCCGCTGGCCTGCGCCTATCGCATGTAGATTTTCAGCGCCGGTGTTTGAAAGTAACAGGGAAGGGGGATAAGGAAAGGCTGGTGCCGTTCGGCCAGCGCGCGACGAAGGCCCTGATGCGCTACACAACTGTCTTTCGCCCCGAGCCTGCCAACGCCGAGTCGAGCGATTGGTTCTTCCTGAGTGTGGACGGCTACGGCCTGACGTACAACGCGATTGATCGAATCTTCAGGCGGCTTCGTGAGCGCGCGAACGTCCCGCGCCTGCATGCACATCTTCTGCGCCATACGTTCGCCGTCAACTATCTGATGAACGGCGGGGATATTGTGACTCTGCAAATGATCCTAGGGCATGAGTCGCTGGAGATTACGCGCCGCTACCTGCATCTGTCCAAGCAGCAGATCATGGCCCAGCACCAGAGCTTTAGCCCGATGGACCGGATCGAGATCGGCGAGCCGCGCCGCAGGTTCAAGCACCCGCCGAAAACCTCACCGGCTCCGGCATCCCCATAGGGCAGTGATGAGGGGGAGTTGACCGGTCGCCTTCAAAAGTTCGTCAACGCCATACACATCCAGGCCGAGGCCGATCCCCAGCCGGATCACCACGTTTCGGCCTGGATTGATGGCCTTGCCCGAGGCGAGGCGGTGGATATACGCCACGTCCACTGCGCTGCGCTCGGCGAGTTGTTGGTAAGACAGGCCAGACTCGGCGATCTGCTTTTTGAGATAGTGTGCGAAGTTCATAGCATCCTCACGGTCATCATTTCACTATGCGCTTGCGTCCGGGGACGAAAGGCTTATGAGATACATTTGACCTATCATCGGGGTGGTGGGGGCAGTAGCCATAGAAACCACGGACTATGTTGCAGTTGAAACAGAGGAGCCGATAATTGTCTTTGGGGAATCCGAGGCGGATCAGATCGGCGTATATCCTTCTCCCCTTGCCAACAATACGACGATGTAGGGCACCATCGTTGTTGATATGATCGATGGTCAGAAATTCGATCATAGACTCGCCGCAGCACTCGCACTTGCCGCCGTAGGCATCGACGACCTGGCGCTTTGTCTCTCGGTCTTTGGCCTTCTTTTTGGCAAGAATGGATAAGCGGTTTTCAGAGTAATAGCCATTTGCGCGGCTTCGGCGCGCATCGCTGTGCTTGCGGTAATCGATCTTGTCCTTTTCGTGCTTAGCGCGAACGACTCCATCGCCACCTCGACTGATCGAGTTTACAACGCCGGTCCAGGCCGCGCGGCACTCGGGCGAACAAAAACACAAGCCGCTCTTAGACTCCCGCCGGTTGGTAGCATAGTCAACTATCTCTGTCTCGCACACACTGCACCGAGTGACAAGCATTTCGGGCGGCTGGCCATGCTTTTGGATGTAGCGCGCCCTGGCGGCGCAGGGCTTGCATCTGACTGGAGAGTCGTGGCCTGTAAGCACTTTCCCGCAATCTAAGCACTTGATTTGATCGCCCATATCACTTCCTCATGATCGATAGCAGGGCTACCTCGTTTTTCAGCCAAACGCCTAAAGAAACTTTTCCGAGAGGTCTTTTTGGTGTGCGTCTCGCCAAACATATCAGTTGCCGCCTTCTCTTTCACGAGCATGGCATGGCACCGCTCGCGGACCTCGAAGCCGATGGCGGTCAGGAGTTGGGCGGTCTGGTCGCACAGGGGCGCGATCTTCTTATTCTTCACGTAATTTTTTACGACCACTGCTGCGGCCCCACCTGAAGGAAGTAGTTGGTAGAGTTCTTGGTACACCTTGGCGACCGCCGTCCAATATGTCTCGCCTTCGGTCAAGCCGATCTGACCATCAGCGTCACCATATCGGGCGGTTGCCGTGGCACCATTCAGGCCGACAGCCTGAATGGTGCCTCCCTTTAGGTAGCTTGGGCTAGGATCGTTACCGCCGGTGTGTGAGCTTCCGTCAGCGTACGGCGGGGATGTGAGTATGCCCGCGATCTTGTCCACATCGCCGGCGGGCATGGCGCTGAGTTGGCCAGGCGTGGCACCGTACTTCTCCGACTCCATTTGAGCGAGGGCGCGCGGACTCTTGCCAGTGCGGGCAAAGTCGCCGCCGTAGGTGGTCCCGTTCGTTTTGCTGGCAATGTCCGTGTCGGCATAAGGCGGAGACAGCACCGCGCCCACTACTTTTTCGACATCGCCCTCGGGCATGGCGTTGATCTGCCCATCGCTCGCGCCGTAGCCGGCGCCGTTGCGCATACTGCCGAGGTGCCGCTCAAATACGCCGGGGTTCAGAGCGTTCATAGGGCCGCTCGATGCCTCGCCAGTGCCGCCCGAGTTGCCAGCGAAGGGCGGGGAGAGCAGGGCGCCGGAGATGTCACCGACAGGCAGGGCAGCAATGTTGCCCTCGCTCGTGCCCTGCCGGTCCACGGTGTACGAGCGCTGCATTACTTCGGTCACGTTGCCAGGTTGCAAGGGTGAGCGGTCGCGCGTCTCGGGCAGAGAGAAGGGGGGAGATGTAATTATGCCTTTCACGGTTTCTGTGAAAGGCATAATCCCAAGAGCACAGGCCACATGCTGGCGCAATTTCCGGCTATCGCCTTGCAATATCATAGGCACAGGCAGGCCCATCGTGGCCCACTTGCGCGCGTTCAAGAAAATGTTACCCACGTATCGGTGCGCCGGTTGGAATGGGATTAGGCCGTCACCCTGATACTCCAGCGTGCCCTGATCCTTGCGGACCGTCTCGCCCTTGCCGGACTGGCACGCAGGGCACAGGTCCTTGATATGCCCAAAGCGGCCCTGCCAACGGCACCACTGCGCTTTGCTCACGCCTGGGCAATCGTGGCCGACGGCCATGCGGTAGAACTTCGGCTCCAGCTCAACGCCGATGACACGATAGCCGCGATAAGCGCCCACCACGCCAGTAGTGAAGATGCCGGCGAATGGGTCGAGAATAATGTCGCCTGGCTTCCAGTAACCCATAGCCTCGCCGTGATCGAGGATGCGCTCCGTCAGGCCGCGCGCCATCTTCGCAGGATGAGCAAAGCTGGCCTTGGTCACCAGACCTTTCAGGCTTGAGTCGTAGCAGTTGTGCCAGGTAGTGATCTTCGCCATGGTGATCCTTTCAGCGCCAACGCGCTGGGTGTGAACGTTTCAAGCGACTCAGTCCAACGCCCAAGATGAGCAGGAAGGTGCCGCTACAGAACAGCATCGACTCCCACATACACACCTCCTCACAACTCAAGCGCGAGTTGCGGCGATGGTTCGGACTCTTCGGCCTCGTGAGGGCAGGCGCGCATATTCTCGCGAACATATCCCACGGTCACGCGCTCGATCACCAAGCCTGACGTGATGAACTCGGCGACCGCTCTAGCCACGCTCCTGGGGTCGGTTCCATCGTCCACATTGCGGCTAAAACACAGCCACACTTAGCGCGACCGATGTAGGCGGGGACTTCTTCGTTAGCCATTGCAGACTCCTTTTGGGGCAGTGGGGTAGTACATGAAATCGTGTAATATAATGTAGAATAGAATTGTCACGCTAGAAGGGGTCCCAAGATCGGCGTGGATTTGCCGCTGTTGGACGACCCGGCGCTCGGCGCTCTTTTTCGTAGCGATCAATCGCCGCCTGGGTGATGTGCCAGGCGCGGCCCACCTTGACGGCTTTGATAAGCCCGCGATTGATAAATTTCCTCAGGCTATCGGGTGACAGTTTCAGAAGGGGCGCGGCATCTTTCAGGGCATAGGTTTGCACACCATCACCTCGGTGCGCTTGCGCGAGCATTGCGCCGCGCTCGCTTGCGCGCGTGTGAACTCGGATTAGGCGGGGCAAAGGTGCGGTGCGGTTTGTGTTTGTGTTTGTGGAGCATGGCCCACAGACCGCCGCCGCGTTTCTGTTTTCCGTTGGCGTAGCGCTTCGTGAAAAGGCGAGACATGATGGTTGTCCTTTGGTAGTGGACTAGTTCGCCGCCAGCCCCTCGGCGATTCTTTGCGCCATCAGGCACGGATACCCGTTGCCTATCACTTTGCAGGCGAGACTTGCCTTGTCTGGCAGGAGGTAGCTATCCGGCACAGACTGAAAGCGGGCCAGCGCGCGGGGCGTCATGGATACTATCCGGCCCTGAGACAGCCAGGCTTTGCTTCCGTGCTCATTCGCGCCGATGGTCTGAGCGGGTTCTAACTGTTCACGGATTCCATCCCCGTATTTGTCAGCCATCTTGCTCATCATAAACGCCTCCGATCCTGGGTAGCCCGCGCTGTCAACAAGTAATGCCCGCGTGCGCCCTTTGGCCTGTTCGGTGATGGCGTGAACCGGCTCGCCAGCGGCGCGGATGCCGTCGCCAAATTCTGTCTTGGCGTGAGAGACGATGATGGCGCGGGTTGTTCGCCCGCCTCCGTCAGACGAAACCACATGCGCAGGCTCGCCCAATTCTCTCGCCCCAAGCCCCGGCGTAGCGTCGTTGAAATTCGTATTGCCGCTTCCGGCCATCAAAACTGTTTTGAGTCCTTCCGGCAGTCGCGCCAACTGCCACGCCGCGAACTTGCTTTCTGGCAGTGTCGGGATCAAGTCTTCAATGGCCTCGTACCACCCCACCCACCGCACAGGCGCGGGCAGGTGTGGCAAGAGCGAATCTTTCACGGCCCGCAAGACCAGCCGCCGGCGAGAAGGTTGTCATTGAGGTTTACGACTTGCAACAATTACAATGACCACAGTGACCGCGCTTGCCGATGCCAAAGAGCGCCTGCCAACACCGAAAACATATGACTCTGAACATGGGAGACTCCTTTGAATGAGTGAGACAGGTGGCACAGGCGGGAGTCGAACCCGCGAGCAGCATTGAGTTGCCGTGTCCGCCCTAACCTTTCGGTCTGCCAGTGCCATGGTGTTACACACCCAGGCCCATCTGGGTGGAGTAGAAGGTCTGCGAGGCCAGCGCTTCGATGCGCCGGGCGCGGTCCATCATCTCGGCGGCCTGAGAGCGCAGGCGGCCAATCGCCTCCTCGACCTCAGACATGGACTCCGGCACGAAGTAGCCATCGTTATCGGCCACGATGAGCAGGTTGATCTCGTTGGCGCGGTGGATTGCGGCGCGGAGAATGCGGTCGCCGTTCGGCCCCAGCTCTAGCTCAGCGCTGATCGTGCGCGCCGGCAACGCCCCACCCTTCCCGCGCGCATTGGCGCTCAGGTGGTCAAAGACTCGGCGTACAAGCACGTCGTCTATCAGCGGCTTTGATTGAGCCATTGATCACCTCGCGCAAAACCCACTCGCCCTTGCCTGGCATGAGCACAAAGAAGCGGCCCATACACGCCAGCTCGACCGAAGCCTCTTTGATGCTTTTCTTGCTGGACCGCCCGCTCTGGTAGGCCTCCCACGCGCCCTTGACTTCGACAAACCACATCTCTAGCTCCTGGGTGACAGCAAAGAAGTCGGGCGTATAGTTGCCGCTGTCCAGGCGCAGGATGATCCGCTTGAACTTCACTGTCACGAAGTTTTGAGTCGGCACCCACTCTGACCAGGCGCGTAGCTCCAGCCTGGAGTCGAACTTGTAGCGCTCCACCGGCTTGGCGCTGCGGGCCTTCGCTTTGGCCGAGTTGGCAGGCGCTGGAGTGTGGCCGAAGATATGCGGGTTGAGAGCGGCTACGTCAGGGGAAACGTTGAGTTGCATGGCATCTCCTGAAAAAGCTGTGTCGTCCTGTATAACAAGATTTGGCGCGGAAGTGTGGACATGGCCCCAGAACGCCACAGGCGGGCAAATTTGGGGAGGTGCGCTCAGATCGTGGGAGTTAGCAACTTAGCAACAAAAGACGCTCACAGCGCCTTTGTGGACGCTATGAGCATTGGGGGCTTACTTCTTGGGCGTTATGCCAACCTGCTCACGCGGTCTCCAATTTCGAAGCGATCCACTCGTTGACAATCTCCTCCAGTTCAGCGCGCATGTGGCTGGCAGAGTCGGGGATACGGCCCAGCGCTCTCTGCAAGTCAGAGACAACCTCGGCCTGCCAGGTGTGGGCAAGCGTGGGAGACTCAACCTCTGCCGCGAATAGTTCATCGGGCAGAGTTGCCACGGCCTCATCCCGACGCGCACGGCGTTCGGTTGCCACGTCCAGAGCCGTGAGTTTGCCATTGGCGCGCGCCTGCGCCGCCAGCTTTACCTGGATTTCGTGAGGCAGCTTGGCGCACGACTCGATCACCGAATTGGTGAGCGGGTGCTCCTTGTGAAAGTCCAGCATGTCAGGGTGCAGGTGAGCCAGACGCAACCGCCGATCCAGCGCCGGCCGGTTCAACCCGCTCGCGGCGCTGATATCGCCTGGTGTCCAGCCCAAGATCATCAGCGACTCAATGGCCTCATGCTCCGCCAGAATGTCGCTCCGCTTTGGGTTGGATGTGATGAGCAGGAATAAACCAGCCGGCACGCCGTCCAGCATCGCCATGCTCAGGAGGTCTAGCTCCTCGGGGTCTGGGAGATGACAGGCGGGCGCGAAGTCCGCCAGGGTGAGAGTCGGTTGGTCGTCCATCACGCCACCTCCAGCGATACCGTCAGGCTCGACTCTTGCGCGGCCTTGAGTCCCTCTTCGTGTTCGCCGTTCGCGCCTGTTATCACTGCCAGACAATGAACCGGAAAGCTGGCGAAGATCGCCGGGTGGTACTGCGGCTCAACGTCCTCCGGCCTGCACGCCGCGGTGTAGGTGAAGGATGGCATCGTGCGCGTGACAAGCCGACTCTCCCCCTGCCCGCCCTCGATGTCCTGCCAAAAAACGCCAGAGCACATGAGGGGCGGGTCTGGCAGATTGTGCTCGCCGACATCCTTGGGGCAGCGACCAGATGGGTGGGGTATGTCAGGCCGGCGGTAGCCGCCATAGCCCCTCGGCTCCCACTTCTCGGCGTACTCGTGGAAATTCTCCACGTAGGCGCGAGCGTGAACCAGCAACATCCGCGACTCTGGGGTGAGTTTGGCGAAGTCCAGAGTCTTGGCCAGCCGCCGGCTGATGCCGAACAGCCGCGCCTCTTCAACGAAGTCGGCCACGTTGGGGTAGTGCTGGCTCCCTACCCAATCCAGGATGTGCCACACGCCATTGCGCTGGTAGAGCTGAACGCCGCGCGGGGTGAGGCCGAATGCCTGCGGATCGATCTTGAGCGGTGGGCAGATGAGGAAGTCCTCAAGCGGCTTGCCACCTTCGCCGCAGCCACACTCGGCATAGATGCCGCCGGTTACGCGAGTTCCGCAACCCCGTTCAACTACACTGATTCCGTTTGTCATGGTCTCTGCTCCTGAGTATAGTGTGTCAGGGGTATAAACAAAAAAGCCCGCTGAGTGTGGACATCGGCGGGCTGGGCTAAGTCTGCTAGAATTACCCATACAAGAAAGGGCCGATCAATATGCGTCGTTTCATAGCTGTTGTGCTGGTCGTCGTAACGGGCGGAGCCGCGGTAGCCGGTCAGTCGATCCAGAGTGTTCTAAAAGCATTGCGCCAACTACCGACTCCAGTGGCAACGGCTGTGCCCACATCGACTCTCGCAGAGACATCACTACCCACCGCTCAGAGTGACTCTCCTCACGGAAATTCGGCCAGCCAAGCTCAGGATGGGTGCCATCCCCCGCCGTGGGAATCGCTGGAGATCATGGACCGCTGTATCCAATACTACCCAGCGATTCCACACTACAGCCCGGAATGTTACGGGTTTCAAAACCCGATCGATATATGGATTTGCGCCGGCTACCTGAACTGGACCCCAACCCCGGCCGGAGTTGGTTATCCAGCACCAGCAACGTCCACGCCATCATCTGTGTACCCGTAATTACGGAAAAGGGACAGGCGGTTACTCGGCTCTGGTGGGAGTGGGTGTATTGTCAGGTGGTGCCGGCTTCCGCCTCAGCACCAGCATCACAGCGCCAGCCTGTTGGAAGGCGCGCAGATAGCCGCCCATGCACTCCTCGACGATATAACCGCGCGCCGCTTGTGGAACCTCGTGCTGATCATACAGCGTGCCGGGCTTTATTTCCACGCTGAGATTGTCGTCAGATGTGATGTAACTCAACGCCATGCGCTCGCTGTCTGTCTCGGGCGAAAGTATGATCTGCTTGATTCCGTCTGCAATGATGATGGCGCATTTCATAACGTGGCCCTCCTAAAGGCCAGGAGCGATCTCCTACTATGCGTTCGCGGAAATGCCCGTCATCTGCTCGCGCATTTGCCTGAGCGCTGATTTCTCAATCTGACTGATGCGTTGGTGTGTCAGGCCGCCCAGCTTCTTCCCGATCTCCGGCTGTTCCAGACCCTCGTAATAGCGCCAGCGCAGGATTTTTCTATAGAGCGGGCTGAGTTCGGCAAGGGCTGTCTCAATCGCGGCCCGGTTCTCGATAAACTCACGCGACGGGTTGCGGTGGTCAGCCAACAGGGAGCCGATCTCGCGTTCGTCTTTCCCGCGTTTCACTGGCTCCTGCAAGGACAACGGCTCCTGTGGGATGTCTTGGAGGCGCTTGCTCTTGCGCCGGTCTGCGCTGTCGTACTGAAAGTAGTTTGGGATGCGGATCATGCGGCTGCCTTGCTGGATGCCGCGCAGGATGTGTGAGCGCACCGCAACCATCGCATAGGTCGAAAAGGCGAGGCCGTGCTTGGGGTCGTACAGGTCAATCGCACGCAGCAGGCCAATAACGCCGAAGTGGGCCAGGTCGTCTATGTCGTGTGAGCCAGCGAACCGCTCGCACTTCCAGGCCACCTTGCGGATCATGCGCCAGTGAGTCAAGACCACCCGCTCACGCGCCGCCTCGTCACCCCGCCTGGCGCGGTACACGAGATCGATAATCTCCTGCCGCCCCAGGATGGCATGGTCGATCAACTGGGTCGAGATGGTTTCAAAGTGTTCCACGCGGCCTCCCAGATGATGATGAACGGCAGGGTGACAATCAGCACAAGCGCCACCGCCCTGCCCTGCCCAAATAAACATCTCATGCTTGACTCTCTTTGCTCATGGCCTGCCTGAGTTGCGCATGGCGCTCTCTCACGCGGCTGGCGTAAGTGATGGCGTCGGACGCGCGGCGGTGCGGCTTCCTGAGCACCTTCGCATCGATCTTGCCCCGATACATCTTCACGCTGGCATTGGTGCGGATAGCGGCATAGTCCTTGTGATGCTTTACGCTGATGTTCATGGGGTGCTCTCTTTCTCTCCGATGTCGGCGCCCGCCAGGATCACCAATAGCACCGGCCCAACGAACAAGACCGCTACGAAGGCAATCAGAAATAGAAATATAAGCGTCATGTTCTTTCGGCCTGCTCCTGTTCTCGCTTGAGACGTTCCCTCTCATCGTCAGTGAGTTTGTTTAGCTCGTCATAGTTCAGGCTGTCAGGTTTGACCACGGCCAGAACGCGCTGAAGGGCCAGGGCGCGATCAATGCAGGCTGAGCACAGCTTGAGATTGAAAATGGCGGTCATCTCACTCCCACAGCGAGGGCATTTTACGATGTGTGGCATGGCGTCGTCTTCCTTTCGGTTTAGCGCCGTCCTCATCTTCCAGCTTTGGAAGTGTGGGCGGCTTGCGCCCGTTGAGCCGCTCGATCTCGCAATGGAGCGCGGCGGCCAAGTGAGACGCAAACAGGTTGGGGTGTGCGTTCATTAGGTCTTGGTAGTATTGGGGCCGCTCGCTCAGATCGTGCTTGGCTTGAGCAAGCGCCCGCTCGATCTGGGCGATAGTCATAGCGTTTCCTTCACCGTTGAAAAAAGCCGCCTAACTAGTATTAGGTGGAAAAATTCCGTCTAACTCCTCTTCCAGATTGAAATTACGGAACCTGCCCGCCCCGCCGCCAAGTCGGCTTCATGCGATTGTTGGGCGGCGCGTGCTACGGGTAGTCGGGCGTTGGGTTGTGGTCAGTTGGCATGACTCACCTCACAAACCAGGGGGCCGTAAACGTCAGGCAGGCATAGGCGCCGCTGGCGAAGCTGTTGAGCATCGGGTTGAACAGGAGCGCCAAGGCAAGTGATGCCAGCCACAGAATGAGTCCCAGTAAACGCTTGTACTTGGTCATGGTTTATTCCTTTTGGATGACGACTTGTTAGGCTCGGGCGTCGCGATCATCACTCGACGCCGCATTGAAGTCAATCTCATCCAGCCACATACTCCAGTTCTTGAGTGACTGGTTCAACCGCTCCGCGTGTTCATCATCACAGACGATGGTGCGCCGTATGGCCTGCTCGTGCGCCGCCACATGATCATCGAGAAATACGACCGAGCGCGTAAACTCAGGTTGACTGACCCACTCAGGCGGGTCATCGGTGACATAGGCTCTCTGATCGGTGTGCGAGTCGTGTCCGTATGATTCGGTCACTAAGTAAGGCATAATCAGGTGCCTGCTTTCTGTTGGATGGCGACAAGTTGACCCTTCACCCACCACTGGCGGCCAGAACGCTCAACGAACACCAGCAACCACAGTCCATCGGGAGATATGGGGGCCACGCCATTGCGTTCTTTGACCTCCATCGGTGTCCCCTTCACGCGGCTTGCAAAGGGTGTCCCATCGGGCCGGTCGAATATCTCTACCGCGTCAGCAGCCGCGATGACGTTGAACGGCGGCTCGGGCCAGGCTGGCTCGATCACCTTGTCTTTGGTGAAAAAACCAACCATGAAACCGCCTGGCATCTCGATGAACGCTTCGAGGGCGTCCGTCTCGACCAAAGTCTCAACACCGCCCGGCCTCAGGAGACGGATGTGGATGCCTTGTTCGTCGCTCATGGCAGGACCGTCAGGCTGGCATCATCGAAGAACGCCAACATGAAAGGTAGTGCCCAATTACAACGCCCCTGACCCACACCGCCCATATCGGCGAGCACAAAGACGGTCACGCGGTCGGCCAAGGCCACAGCATCAACGCTCACACGCCGCCAGTCCTTCGTACCATCTCGCCCTGCCCAGCGAATGCCGGTGACATCCGCATCTGTGCCGCCGTCAGGATCGATCCCGACTTCGAGCCGCGTGTAGACGTTGTTATCGTGTGGCAGGCTGAAATTGTCAGACTGGTTGGCCCAAGCGATTGAGCTGGCCGAGAAACGCAGGCGAGTGAAGCGCGGCACGCTCACCGTTTGAAACACGCCGCCGCGCCAGCATGTCCAGCGACCGACGATCCGCAGGCTGGCGTCACCGCTATTGACCGCCGCGGGCGATGCGCCCAGGCTCAGGCGCTCTGCGTTCGACTCAATGTTCTGTGACCGCACATTGAACACGGTCCAGTTGGCTGACCCTTGCTCAAAGCCTGGGTTGAGAAGTTGCACAGCGGGAGCATGGAGAGTCGGCGCAATCGTTGGCCGTGGTGTGGCGCTCGCGGTAGGCAATGGCGTGGCGGACGGCGCGTGGGTGGAGGTTGCAACGGGCGCAGGCGTAACCGCTTGACTCTGAGTCGGGGCGACACAGCTCACGCCGTTGGGGGCGAGATAGCAGGTCACGCCACGCGCTTCATCCACCCATACTTGAGGAGTGGGCAGGCTGGCGGGCTGAGACTGCGCGGGTAGATACAGGAGGATGGAGAGCAACGGAAGAATCAGAACGGCGGCGACTCTCGCGCCGATGTAGACAACGTTTTTCATGTCTGTTCCTTTTCGTCTGGTAGAAAACTTTCTATGTTGGCTTCCCACAGCCCCAGCGCTCCGCGCGACTGGATCGGCTCTGGGAACTTGTAGACGGTGTGAACGTGCCACATAAAGCGGCCGGGTGTGTAGTCACCGAATTGATATTCGGGATCGGGCGGCAGCTCGGTGTAGGGTGTGATCTGCTCAATCTTCCACAGGTCCACCACGCACAGGATCGCGCCACGCGGCAACTTCAGGCCGGCCAGGCAGTCGGAGAATGGTTGCACCCTGGCCAGGTGCAAGCCGTCCTCGCGCTTGCTGGCATGGATGGCGATAAGTCCGAGGTGCGCCGTTGCCCAATCGCGAGTCTCAATTCTTTTCGCGCCTATTGTCACCAAGGTAGCCCAGGGCTGAATCAACGAGAGTGCTTTCATGGTGGCCCTCAGAGCGTATGCGCGTCGAGGCCTTGCACTGCCGCCAGCCAGTCACCTGACCGGCGCGCCTCTGCCGCGATCTCTTTGGCAATGGTTTTGTCAATCTTCCAGTGCTCAACCGCCGTCCAATAGACGGTTGCCCCGTTCCCAGGCCCAATCAAGGCCATGGCCTCGCTCGGCACAGCGAGACCTTTCAGGCAATTCCCGATCACGGTGGTATTGGCGGAGTTGTAGCCAAGGTGCTGGCCGTTGGACGAAGCTGGGGCTTGGATGGGAGCAGGTGCGGGCGTGTGCCCGTTGGCGACCGATTCCACCTGCTGGGACTTGACCAACTCGGCGAGGTCGCCGCGCAGTTTCTTGGCTGGCTTCCAGTCACCGAACTTGATCAACGTCTCCCATACCATATTTTTCTCGGCGACCGTGCCGCTGACCACTCGCCTGAAACGCACATCCGTGCCCTTCTCGTCGTCGTCGCGTGAGGCATAGCGCTTGAAGATGCGCCCGTTCCACTCCATCTCGGTCCAGCCGAAGTCATCCCGCCAAGCACCCACCGCGCCGATGGTGGCAGGATCGAAGTTGGCATAGTGGCTGAGTGGTCGCCGCAGGTTGGGAGCCTTTGAGTCCGGGCGGGCAGACAAGGCGATCATATTGCTCTGGACCAGGGCATCGGCGATGTGCGACAATTGCTCCAGAATGTTCGCTAGGATGATGGAGGTGCCGTCCGGCACGTCAGTTGAGTCGGTTCCGGGGGTCATGTTCCACCTCATGGATTTGAAACGTAGGCGCGGGCTTTGGCGCACGCGCCATCTGAATCAGGCTGGGCAGTTCAGCCAGCAGTTTTTCGGCAGCCTCCACCGTCATTCCGATCCGCCGTTGGCTTTTGTCTGCCGAGGCTGGGGCGAACAGGACGATCACGCCCTCACCAGGCAGGGAAATTGCAAAGAGAGTGCTCATGGTGTTCCTCATTCAACGGGTACGATTTTGCCGTCCTGCACGGTGTACGGTTTGTTAGGCTCGATTCCGTTTTCTCCCACGATAGCAGTCAATAACACGCGCTTGTTGGCGTCGATATAGCTCCAGATCAAGCTAGCGCGGTCGCCGCCGGTGAGCATTGCGCGGTGGCCGCCGGTGAGCGTTGCGCCGTCGCCGCCCGTGAGCATTGCGCGGTGGCCGCCGGTGAGCGTTGCGCGGTGGCCGCCGGTGAGCGTTGAGTCGTCGCCGCCGGTGAGCGTTGCGCCGTCGCCGCCGGTGAGCGTTGAGTCGTCGCCGCCCGTGAGCATTGCGCGGTGGCCGCCGGTGAGCATTGCGCGGTCGCCGCCGGTGAGCGTTGCGCGGTTGCCGCCCGTGAGCATTGCGCGGTGGCCGCCGGTGAGCGTTGCGCGGTGGCCGCCGGTGAGCGTTGCGCGGTCGCCGCCGGTGAGCGTTGCGCGGTAGCCGCCCGTGAGGATCAGGCCATGTATCGCTGTACCAGGTGGAGCGTGCTTGTAAATCAGTTGGGTGGCTTCAGCGCGTGATCCGCTCGCGGCCACGAAACAGCGCATCGCTTTGCTCTTACCCGTTCTTATATCGACCGTCTCATCCTCGAAAGAGATCACGGCCTGCCATAGAGAGTCAGCATTCCAAATCAACAGATCGGCATCTCCCGCGCCATTTTTGAGAAAGTGCAAACCGCCACCACATTCAGGGCGTAGGTTCCAGTCGGGAGCCTCCGCCCATCCACTGTCGGGCCACTGGTACCCACCGTGAGATGTACCATCCATCTTGGATGTGCGCAGACCCCATACAATCGGTCGCTCGCCTTTCAACAAGAGAGCCAGCTCGTCAGACTGACTCAAGGCTTGCGCCGGTGGGGTTGCAGTGGGTGTCGCCTTCTTAGGTTTCATTTTGGTAGTCATGGTGTGCTCCCGGTTGAGTAATCAGGCGTGCTTCCTGTATAAACAAAAAAGCCCGCCGAGTGTGGACACCAGCGGGCAGGCAGTTTTCTTAGGCGGCCAGCGCCAGGCGCATCCGGCGCACCGTCTTGCGGACTCCGTTCGGTGAGATGTGGAGCCGGTCGGCGATCTCGGTTTGCTTGTAGCCTTCCGCCAGCAGGTAGGCGACCTGGCGCTGACGTGGAGTCAGTGTCGCGAGGGTGCGGTCAAGTTCGACCAGCCACTCCCGCCGCTCAACGATCTGCTCAGGGCTGGGGCCGGGCAGCGCAATCAACTCATCGAAGATGGCGATCTCGTCGCCGTCATCGTCAGTGTAGACCGGCTCCTCGTACACACGCTGGCGCTCCAGCCCCTCACCCGCCACGATATTACGGCACTGCCAAGAGGCATAGCGCACTGAGTAGCCCGGCGTCTGACCGTCCAGCTTATGGCGATGGGTGAGCAAGCGCAGGGTGATCTGCTGGCTGATGTCGTCGGGGTCGTAGCCGGCGGCCTGGAACCGGGCGAGGCCTGCCAGCCGGGCGCGGAATGGTTCACTGTCGAGGAGTTGGGGGATGGTGGTCATGGCATCCGTTCCTGAGTGGTTATCTTTTCGTCTACGTCCTGTTTTACAGGACGCTGGGGGCAAAAAAAGAGTCGGCCTCGGCTCTCGCTCTGGCGACGGCATCGCGCATCTTCGCGCCCGAGATGGTGTTCAGGTAGCGGGCATAGCTGGGGTGTTTGCCGCTGTCTGCGTACTTGACAAACTGTTCGCAGGCGGTGAGCAGGTCAAGCCAGGGGATCGAGTCGCCGGGGGCTAGATCGACCTGCTCACCGTTGGGGTAAGGGTCAAAGCCCCGGACCTCTTCGAGGTGAGCGGCTTGCTGGCCGTTCATTTAGCACCACCCTGAGCCTGAAAGCGATGGGTGGGGATTTGAGCCTCAAGTAGCATGGTGTTTTATCCTTTCCTATAATTCACTATACCAGATAGTATAATGATTGTCAAGGGGATAAATCCGCGTGATAAACCCGCCCGTTCTGGTGCTCTTTGGCCCTGGCGCGATCCAGCGCCACCACGAGCGAGTCGGGCTTGCGGAAGGAGCGGAATCCCGGCACGCCGTTGGCAGACAGGAAAATGAAGTGGAACAACTGCGCGGCGTCGTCCTCCCGCATCTTGCCAAAGGCCAGAGTCCGTATGCGCGGGTCTGGCGTCTCGCCGTCGCTGGTGATGTGCTTGCTCAGGAACGCCACCTGATCGCCGTCATAGCTGACGGAGGCCGGCCCGCTGATGTGCTCCAACTCCTTCTTCCCAGCCTGCATCCCCGACTTCGTGAGGCGCTGAATGAACACGCCCGCGAGTTCCAGGTCACGGCAGATGCGCGCCAACTCCGTGCTGATGTGGGCGATGCGCTCCGTGTCCTCGCCGCGGATGCGGTCTTTCAGCAGGTTCATGTAATCCACCACAAACCACTTGATGCCGTCGCGCATCTTACGCCGCATGAGGTCGGCCCGCAGGGTGACGGTCGTCCAGTGGGTTTTGTCGCTCATCCAGACTGGCAGGCCAGAGATAAGGTTGGCAGAGTGAACGAAGCGCGACAGTTCTGCACCAGCTATCTTCCCCTGTCGAATGCGCTTGCTCAGAATGTCCGCGTGCGTAGCCACCAGGCGGCGGACGATGCTAACACCCCGCATCTCCATTTCGTAGATCACGCCTGGGTGCTTCTCGGCCGGCGTCGGCTCCGGGTCGAGTCGGTAGCCCGCCATCTGCAAAGCAAGTTGGCCGGTGAACAGACTCTTGCCTGCGCCCGGCTCACCAGAGATGATAAAACCCTCGGACAGTTGCAGCCCGCCGAGCGCCCTGTCGAGGTCTGCAAAGCCGGTGGGGATGCCGAAGACCTCGCGCGGGTCTTCCATGCGCGACTCGGTTTCGACCATGAGTTGATTGACGAAGGTGGAGATGGGCTGGGACTCATCCCTGGCGCGGGCAGTGTCCAGCAGCCGACGGGATAGCTCCAAGCGCATGGCGTCCAAGTCGGCCTCGGCATCATACGCGGTCTTGGCGATCTCGCCTGCCAAGTTGAGGATGCGCCTCCGCACCGCGTCTCGCTCCACGATGCGCCCATAGGCGGCGGCGTGCAGCGAGGTGGGCACGGCGTTGATCAACTGAGTCAGATAGGCTATCCCGCCCGCCTCGTCCAGTTGGTTGCGGCGCTCCATCTCCTTCGAGACAGTGATCACGTCAAGGGGGTTGCCCTCGCGGGCCAGGTGAGCGAACGCGCTCCACACCCACTGGTGTTTGATGATGTAAAAGTCACCCGACTCCAGGAACGCCGCGACCTCCTCGAAAGACTCCTGGTCGATCAACACGCAACCTAAAACGGCCTTCTCGGCTTCCGGTGAGTAGAGCGCGGAACCGGCGGGGCCGAACTGGATTGACTCAGTATCGTGGTTTGTCATGGCAGGTGTCCT